TTTTATCATAAATATTCAAATAAATCTGAACATTCGTTACGAAGTTTTCTAAGTGCCTTCTCTTTAATCTGACGAACACGTTCTTTTGTTAAAGAAAAATCTGAACCTATGTCTTCCAAAGTGCGAGGAGTTCCTGTAATTCCATAATAGTCTTCAACAATAACTCTTTCACGTTCATCTAATACGGACATAATATCCATCATCTTTCGTTTCAAAACATCTTTAGTGTTGAATACCTCATCAGGTGATTCCACGTTATCATTTTTGATGATGTCAATTAAAGTGTCACCGTCTTCGTTGATGTGCATGTCAAGGTCAATCATACGAGGTAGTGTTGCAAACTTACTTGAAAGTTCCTTGTTAGTCTTCTCGTTTTCTTTCTTTTCTTTTTGCATTTCCTGAACAACATTAACAGGTAGACGAATAGTTCGAGAATTATCGTTTAGAGATTGTAAGATTGATTGTTTAATCCACCAAACCGCATATGATATAAATCGGTTGTTTTTGGTCCAATCAAAGTTTTTAATAGCTTTCATCAAACCGTAGTTTCCTTCAGCAATTAAGTCTGATAAATCAATTCCTTGATTTTGGTACTGTTTTGCCACTGTGATTACAAAACGTAAATTACCTTCGAGCATTTCTTTTTGAATTGCATCTTTCTCACGGTCACTACAATCCGTTGATGAAATTCGTTCGGCTAAAAATCTTTCCCTTTCAGGGGTCATGACTTTTAGTTTTCGAATGTCTTTAAGGTAAATTTGAATTTCATCCTGATTTAGGGGGTTTGACGATTTAACGTCCTCCATTTTCTCTCTTTCCATAATTGTCTAAAATTTGTTTCTCTTCTTCTGTTAATGACTCGATTCCTTTCTCTGATATTTTATCTAAAATTTGGTCCGCTGTTGGTTTAGGTGACTCAGGTCTTTTAAACTTCATCGGGAACTCAAGGATATCTTCCGACAAAGGTATAATAAAATCCATCATATTACCTAATCTTTTCTTTTTTTCTTCACTTAATTTTTCTACGTCTACTTCTTTGTTCTTGTTTTCTTTTTTTACTCCATCAATGTTTAAAAAATCTTTCTTCAATTTTCTCTCCATTTTGATGTCCACGTTTTCTGTTGCTTCCATCAAAAAATACTGTTCTACTTGCCCCTCTAAGCACATATCGATATATTCCTTCAGTTCTTCAAAAGTTTCTTTGGTTCTAAAGTGTAAAACCATTCCAAACTCTCCGTAATTAAACTTCAAGTATTCACTAGAAACTACCGTAATTAGCTGATACGAAATTTCATCAATAAATGTTTCCATTTCAGTGAAATCACCAAAAATAAAAAGCATATATCTTTTGTCTAGTGATTCCATTTTTTCTTTTTTCTTTCTCATAAATATCTTTTTGTTTATTTTACAAAGATAGTGAAATTTTGATTCTACAAAACTTTTGACACGTTATTTTCTTTTTTTATTTTTACAACGCTATCACTCCATTGATTTACAAGGGGATTATGGGTTATAACAAATATTTTATCAAAATATTCTTTAATTTTAATGAAAAACTCAGCAACCATCTCAAGGTTATCATTACTAATTTTTCCAAACACCTCATCAAACACAATCACGTTGGGTTTTGGCAAACTACATATCTTACTTAATACTGAACGAAGAGCGAGTGCTGCTATTGTTCTCTCAAATCCTGAACCAGAAACCATTAGTTTTTCAATTCCTGTTCCATTATCAATCATCACAAACTCAACTTCATTTTTATCTGAGATTCTAATTTCAAGTTTAAAGTATGAACTATCTTCCATTAACCTTTGAAGTTCTGAGTTGATTAGTGGCATCATAGTTTTCATTATCATTTTAGAAATACCGTTTTTACCAAAAAGTTCTAAGTATACTTTATAAATTTTTTCTCTTTCTTCCTCTTCTTGGATTTTAACAATCATTTTTTGATTGTTCTCAATCTTTTCTTTTAAAGATGTGATTGAAAATTCATTAGTTGAAATTGTATTGTTGATTGTTCTTTTTTGTCCGTCAAGTTCGTCTAATCTCAAATCAGCTTTAATCAACATCGAATCAATCTTTTGGTTTTCTTGGATTTTATCTTGAATTTCTTCCCACCTTTTGATTTTATCTTTCAAAGAAATTATTTTCAAATCGCAACTCTCAATACTTACCTCATACTTTTCTTTGATTAGTTTATTTTTCTCATACTCATCAAAGTCCTTTTTTAAATCAACAAAAGTTTCTTCTGTGTGGGATAAAACCGTCATTGCCGCTTCATTTGACTGTTTTTGCAGGATATATCCATCAAGTTCAGCAATCTTTGCATTTGTGATTGCTGCATTCATTAGTTCAATCCCACAATGTTCACATTTGATTCCACCCTCAACAGATGACTTCAATTTATTTATTGAAGATATTTCAGTATCAATTCTAACTATCTCTTTATAAAGTTCTTTTATTTCTTCTTTAACTTTATCATGTAATTCTTCGTTGTAAAATTCTTTTGGTTCAACAACTTTTAACTCATTAATTTTAGAAACAAAGCCTTTCTTTTCAAAATCAATCGTGTTGATTTCTTCTTGTGTCTTTGTTGGATTCAAAAGACTTAAATCTTTGTCGATGTTTGTATGTTTTTTCTTTAACATATCATCACGATAACTTTTACCTTTTGTTATCGCATCTTCAACATCAATCAATTCTTTTTTCTTCTCCTCTATTTGCTCTAATAAAGTTTTAATTGATTCTTCATGTGTTTGAATATCATCTTTTAATTGTTGTGATGAATATACATTTGACATCTTAGATTTTGAAAAGTCAGAATAAACTTCTTTTGCTATTTCCTCTTTTGTTTTTAAAAACTCTAATCCCATGAATCTTGAAAGGACCTGACCTCTCGCCGTTGGTTTTGCTTCCAATAGTTCTTCAAGGTTTGATGCCGTTGTAAGAATGGTCATTAAGAAGTCCTCTTTTGTTCCAATAGAAGTTTTAATAAACGCTTCAGTTTCTCTTCTTTGTTCCCCTGTAAAGTTTTGTAAACTACCGTCAGACAACTTCTTAAAAAAGTCCAACTCAGTTTTAACGTTCCATTCTCCCTTTTTAGATAACTTACGTTCAATAGTTCTAATTATGATGTAATCTTCACCATCTATTGAAACTTCACCTTTAACATAAACTTTGTCTTTATCTGTAAAACGATTGAATATTTCTTCAGCCTTTGTTGTCTTAGTCGTTTCATTAAAGAATAAGAACATTAAAAGGTCCACAGATAAAACGGTCTTCCCACCGAAGTTTGGTGGGTCTGACTCAACTACTACAATTCCATTCAGTTTCTCGAAATCCAATCTTTGATTTTCACCATAAGAAAGGAAATTCGAGAACTCAATGTTTTTGATATACCACTTTTTAAATTGAGCGGTTTCCTCTTGTTTTTCAGCTATCTTATTTTCAACCATTCGGTTAATAGATAATACTGACTCCAAGTAGTCGTTATAACCTTTTGTTTCCAAGTATTGTTTAATTAACCCCAATTGGTAGTTTGTATCGGTTATATTCATCGATACATCAATACTCTGTGTTTCTTCAGTGTTGGTAACTTTTGCCTTTGTTAAAACGTTTACATTGGTCGTGTTATACTTTTTTGAAAAGTAGTGTTTAACCGACTTTATTTTATCTTGTGTAAAGTTTTCCGGCAAGTCTTCCCAAACTACCTGAATGGTAGGATTAGTAAACTTTGAAAAATCAAGGTCTTTTATCATTATATCGTAATTGTATTGTTTAGTTGGCTGAAACAGGTTCAGCTGATTGTGGTTCTTCCGTAATGGTCGCTTCATCAGTTGTTTCAGTGGTTATGTTATTTTCAGTTTCTGCTGACATTTTTGCAAACTCTTCTCTTAATTTATCCATTTGTTCTTTCATGGCATCATTCCATTCTTTTGAGATTTTGTTTTGAGTGTGCTTTAGTCTATTATTCCTTTTTTGAACTTTTAGTCTGTGTGCTTTTGCTGCTTTTCCCATTTTATTTTATTTAGTTATTATTTATTATTTGGTCTATTTTCTTCAAACCACTCGATTACTCCGTTAATTGCCCATACAAATCCAGCACTTAACATACCATCAAAGAATACGGATAAAATTTCATTTTGTCCAACATATTCTGCGTTTGGTGAAAAGTAAGCTAAAGATAAGAAGAACCCTACCCATGTTCCTGTACATAACATACATGAAATTAATCCAGATAAGAACTTACCTAAAAAGTTAAATGGTGCGTATTTGTTATTACCCCATTTATGAATTCCATTTCTTAGTCCATTAAAAATTGAACCGTATACTAAAATTGTCGTCATTCCATAGGCGACGAAAGCCCACATTAAAAGATTCATAGTTATTTATATAATCCATCGTTTAGGTTAGAACTCCCATGAAAACGTGCTCTTGTGAAATCACTATCTTTTGGTTGTTCTAACAGTTTATTTTCTAATTCTTTGTTTTTTGTCTTCAAATCTCTAATCTCAACATTTAAGTTTGTGATAGTCTGTTGTAACATTTGAAGTTTGTTGTTGTCCGTATTTTGGAAATTATTTTCCATTTCTTGTGTTTTAGTGGAAAATTCTTGTCTAATTGTATTGATTTCGGTAGTTTTAGTGGAAATTTCTTGTTCCAACTGTTGTATTTTTAACAACAGTTCATTTAGTTGGGTATCGTCAGTTATATAGATTTCTTTTTCAATAACTCTATCTATCGGAACTTCTTTGATTACCTCTTGAATTACAACTTTTTCTACCGGTATTTCTTTAATTACTTCAACAGGAACCTCAACCAGTTTTTCAACTTCTTTAATTACTTCAACCGGTACTTCCACCCGTTTTTCAACAATTACCTCCTTAATTAAGTCTTTTTCACCTTCATTAAGTGTTTTTCCCAAAAAACCATATTTTTCAATATCGAAACCTTGTCTAAAACATTTATAGATAAAGTCATCAACATTTTCAATATTGTTCGCTAAACAATATGCAGACACCGTCTGCATAATCTTGTCGTTAAGCATTTTGGAGTTTTTCTGTTCCATTTTCAATATCTTCAAAAGATTTAATTGAGAACTTCAAAAAAGGTTTTGGATTGAATAAATCAACGTAAGAGTATTCTTTCGTTTCAACATCATAGATTCCATATCCATGTCTTTGAATACTTTCACCGATGTTTTGTTGTATTGGACTTCCAATCATAAACCCTTTACCTGTTTTGAATTTGAACTCCTGACGTTTATGAATATCACCACATAATACCGCTTCAAGACCATCAAACTTTTCAACATCATATGCCTCCTCACCAAAGTCAAAACCAAGGTCTGTTTTCATACCTTGTATTGGTCCGTGAAACAATCCAATACGTTTACCTTTTGATTCGGTAATATCTGGTGGGATGTTTCCTTGATATTGTGAGTAAACGCACCAACTGATATTTTCATCTTCGTAAACACCTCTGTCTTTATAATAAACAATATTTTTACTATTAAGTGAATTGATGATTGGTGTAAGGGCATCTAATCTTTCTGTATTATTAACCAAAAAGTCGTGATTACCGGGGATAATGATTGTTTTTGCAATATATGAACATTCGGTCAAAATCCAACTAACCATCTCAATAAGTTCAGGTGTCATTTGATTTTTAGAATGAACTAAATCACCCGTAAATATAATACGGTCAGGCTCTAATTCTCTCCATTGTTCAATTGCCGTGTCTAATATTGATTTATACAAATCATGGTCTTTAAAAAGACGAATATGTAAATCTGAAAAGTGTATAAGTTTCTTAATCATTTAATTGTGTTTTGTCTTCGCAATATACTTCATAAGGTTTATAAAAAGGGTCATCCATAGGAATTGGGAAAGGGTTAATTGGCATTGGAACTCGGTATGGTTCAGCAATACCAATCTTTGGTTCATCTTTAACCTCTTTCATTTTTTCTTGGATGGTTTCAATATCAATTTGTTTGATATCAACCCAAAGTCTGTTAGTCATAAATCCTTCTAACCAAATATAAAATTCTTTGTGTGTCATACTAATTCTCTACTATAAAGGTTTGCTAATATAATTCTTGCGAATTTAAAATCTTTAGCTCTGTTTAATTTTAATCCATAAGCTAGTGCCACAGTTTTAAGATATGGGTATGCTTCAGATAATGTCATTTTTCCTATTTCCATTATTCATCAAAAAGTTGAAATTCCTCATTCACGAATCCACATTTATTACACATGTAAGTTGGAAAAGGGACAATAGTATCTTCAGAAGCCCCTGTTAAAAGTTTTGATACTTTTTTTAACATAGTAACTTCTTTAAAGTATATACTTCCACAATCACCACAAACAATAGTCGGTTGGTCTTTTAAATTGATTCTTGGTTTAATAATATCTTCACTCATTTTATAATATAATTTACGTTTATTTTAAAAGGTAATAATCGGTCCCAACTTGTTGTTGTTACCCATGTGGGTGTAATTGTTAGTTGCATAATACAATATAATTTATTAGTTTTATTTAGTCAAATATTCTGACATATCCATATTCAAAATAGTATCCACCACATCTCTTGGTATTCTATATTCTTTAAATTCAGTATCTTCAGTTAAGTGGACTATTACACCACCAAGTAATGGTATGTTCCCATACTTTGTCCCTTCCAACATTTTTAAGAGTAGTTTACCATAAAAAGGTAATTGTGTATTGTAGTGACCAAGAGCGTTGTTAGGAAGGTTTTCAAAAGGTTTTTTCATGGGTTTTGTAAAATTATTAACTTCCATATTTTTTTCCTTGTTTGTTTTCCAGTCTGTAATCACAAACCCAAATCCTGTCTTATTTTTATTAAACATAATCCAAACCTTATCGGGCTGTCCTGTATAACCAAGTTCGGGATGACCTAAAACAATCTCGGTGTCGAGTAATACCGCACCTCTTTCTTCCATAAGTGATAAAAACTTTTTACCACCTTTTATCATTCTATCCCCTTTCATGACAAGTTCCAAGTCACATTCAAAAAGTGGTTGTCGAACTTCTTTATCGATTTTGAATTTGTTTATTGTTTCCAATTCCAACTCATAGTGAACTCTACTTCCCATATTAGTTGATATTAAACCACTCTGTTTCCACTCTTCTAAATAGGTATGAGTTAAATAAGGGTCACCCTTCGCCATTCTTCTTGCAACTTCTTCTGATGGAAATTCATCATAAAACAACTTCATAACTTTCGATACAGATGGAAAGTCGTCTCTTACTTCACCATTAACATCCAACATAGTATATCTATGTTTATCTTCTTCAAAAGTTAATTGAAATTCATTTTGTTTTTGTGATATAATATCTCTTATTTCTTTTGCTACTTCTCTTAAATCTATCATTTGAATTCTACGTAATATTTTTCAATGTCACCTTTAAGGTCACATACATCTTTATCTTTTGGTAGTTTCACCAACTTTACTCTATTGTAAAGGGCACCACCATTTAATTTATCATATAAGTTTTTGGCATCGGTGTAAGCATCACCATCCAAACAAACTATTATATTCTTTTTTGCTTTGGAATACAATTTTTCCCATAAGTTGTCAGTTAAGAACTTACCCAATAGACATATTGAGTTATCCAAAAAGAAACTATCAAAGACACCTTCAACTAAGTATACGTCTTTTTTCCAATCAATTAAACTCTCGTTGAAGATTAGAAAGTCCTTTGACGCTTCGGGGTTTTTGTATTTCAATTTACTTCGTGGGTTCCAAGACCTTGATACAAAAAAGTTTAACTCACCTTTTTTATCAAATGATGGGACTATTATTCTACCCGCATATTCACCTTCCAAACATATTCCGATTTGATATTTCTCAATAATATCATCAGTAATACCTCTTTTTTTAAGGTAGTTTAACGCTTCCTTTCTTGGTATATGTAGTGGGTGAACCTCATCAAACTTTTTATATTCTTTTGGTAGTTCAAGTTTTTTATAAACCTTTTCTTTTTTTTCAAACTCATCAGGTCTGATTAACTTATAAATCTTCTTGTCTTTTTTATTTCCAAACTTATCAATAAGTTTTCCTAAATGTCCGTGAGTTCCGTGTGTCTCAGCACATGCCCAACACTTGTAAACATGTTGTTGGTAATTGATTTCAAGATTACCCTTTCCGTCAGGTTTATCTCTACCTTTTATTTCGTATGAACATACGGGGCAATCGACAGATATTTGTCCTCTGATTTCATTTATCATCTTTGGTTCTCCAAAAATGTTTCCGATAAGGTCTATGATTAATTCTTCCGCTTCCACCCTTTAAAGATAAGAAATATAAGGGGATTGTCAATTAACAAAAAACCCACCTTTATGGGGTGGGTTTAAAAATAATGTTTTATTATTTTATGCCATATTTTGGTCACCTCTATTATTTGTTGACGCAAAATTTGCTTTAGGGACTGCTCTACCTGACTTATTATTACTACAAAGAAAATCTTGGATGTATTTAATCATTTCAACTCCGTTTTGGTCCATTCCTCCCTCAACTAAAGGTCTTGGTGAATTTTTTGCCAAATTTCTAAAATCTTCTCCCATTTTTTTATTTAAATCCGACCCTACTAAGTTTGTTGTTCTATTTTTTTTGTTAACATACCCTTTCAATAATTTTCTCCATTTGTCGTCAATACCCACATCATAAGTTTTCCAAAATGCACCTAAAGTCGCGTTTAAGAAGTTATTTTCAAATCTTTGGATATCAACACTAAAAATATTAGTTCCGTCACAAACATATGTTAACTTTATAATTCCAATGTCTTTTGATTTACCATCCAAATAAATTTCAGTACCATCACTATTGAAGGTTACCTTATTACACATAAATTTTGAAATTATTGGTAATGAGTTATCTCCAGGTAAATAAAAATTCATTTCTTTTCCTTGAAATTTTTTCATGAACTCTCCTGCCGATTTAGCAAAATCTAAAGTCTCAGGTTCTATTTGTTCATTTACTAAATAATGATTTTTTGTTGACTTTTTATGCATTTCAAGAATTCTATTTTTTTCTTGACTTGACATTTCAAATAAGATATTTTTCATATTGATAATTTTATATATAAATATACTGTAAAATTAAAAAAGGGGGGATTACCAAATTTTTTGTTCTTTCATATAACCAAGAACACAAGTATATGAGTCAGCCATATCAAAACATTCTTTTTTCAAAGTATTGTTTTTAGTATAGTGCCAAGTAATTTGTGGCTCTTTTTTAGATACGTGTTTCCAAATGATTTCTTTTTTATCAATGTCTTTTGGTAATCCACCAAATAAAACATACTTATCCTTATCATTTTTTTGAATTAAATCTGGCCAAGCATATTTTCTTGAGTTATATGTCGATATAAAGTTTGGAACTATTCCTAAAATATCATAAATAGATTTTGTAATCATTGAATTGTATCTTAATAGTGTTCCAACCGTCCAAACATTATTAGAATTTAATAATGGTTCTTCAATTACAACTTTAGCAATCCCTAAATTTTGATACCCTCGTAATTTTTCTTCAAAACCAATTACCTTCATAAGTAACTCTTCAATTTTATCTTCAGGTTTTGGTTTTATTACCGGTGAGAAATGTGTTAATTCTAACAACTCTTGTGTTTGAATGTCAAATAAACTCCACCCAATGGTTTTTGTGGAAATGTCTAAACCAAGAACTTTCGGTGAGTTCTTCAAATCATGTTTTTCGCTCATAAAAGATTAAAAATCTAACTTAATCGGATACTGTTGAATACCTTGTCGTTTTTCAGGTGATTGTATCTTCGATATAACCATAAGTTCTTTATCTGCATTGTAAAGTCCAACTTCGGTTACATATGGGTTGGACCCAGTCCAAGTCGGGTTAGATGAATCAAAGAATTGTGTTTGACCTAAATTACATAAAAAGTTCATTACGTATATTGTTGCTTGAATATCTGTTTGAATATTACCAAAAAAGAAGTATTCTCCACCAAAATTCAAAGTTAATCCTGAATCATTAAGTGCAGGTAAATTGATATAATTATCTAACCTATATGTTGATGCTGTATCATACATATTTTTAGTTAATTGTAATGTTGTTCCCGTCATTCCTGATTGTGTCATGTAACCACCAATCGTTGTTGCTGAAATTTGTGATGTTACATCGATTTCTTTCCAAGCGGATGCTGTAGGTCTTGTGGTCCCACTTGAAACTTTTTGTGCAATTAACTTTATACGATTTGCAGTAAATCCACTTGGTGATGTATATGTGTTTCTTAAGAATGGAAACTCATTACCGAATCTTATAATAATGTCTGAAGCACCTGGTAATAGACTTTGGTCATTTCCTGTAATTGTTGTGTAATAATTACAATGTAAAGAATTTGTAAATCCTGTATTTTCAAAGATATACGTTAAAAATAAAGTTTCAGAACTTCCCGTTAATAAACCACTTGTTCCACCTAAAACCCCACTAAATGTATTTGGAGTTACCAATCCTAATTTAGGTGCTGGTAATGTCCAAGACCTATTTGATTTGTAATTAAGTGCCGCAACAATTTCATCATCATCAAATATAATCATTTTGTAGTCAGGGAATACTTTACCTACTCTATTAGGATAACCATTAGTATTAGGGTTAGTATCCCATAAGTGATAATATCTTAAACCGGGGTCATTAAAATTAGGGTCTTTTTTAGATTCAATATAATGTGGTTCAAATAAATTAAGACTTGTAAATCCTGATGGGTCTGTATAAAATTCTTGACCTACAGTTGCTCCTGAATTTTTATGCCACATTAACCAAGGAATACTAATTCTTAAATTTCTTGCTTGACCTGTCCCGCCAGGGTTATTTGGGTCGTATTCTTCTTGTGCAAATTTTTCTCCATAAAAATTATCGATAGCTTGGTTTGTATAGTGAACAATCGCGATTGATTTTTGGTCTGATGGTGAAAGAATTATTTTATCAGCAAATGAATTATAATAATATGTTGAGTCGGTGTCTACTTGACCGGTGTTTGAGTTATATCCAAAATATTCTTTTGAACCGGTATATCCTGTTGATTTATAAAAATTATAATCTTGGTTTGTATTACTGAATACCCCTGCCGGCGATTCAGTCCACGGAATATTCATATTCCAAATATTTACGTTTCTTGCAGAAACATCACAGTTTGTTTCAAAATTAATTACATCATTTTCCCAATATGGTTCAGGTGTTGTTGTATCATATATTACAGTCATACCACTTGGATAAAATAAAGTTTGGGATGTTCCTGTAAGTCCCATTGTTCCTAAGTTAGGTAATTGTCTATCTACTTGTATTGTAACTGTTCCTCCCGTAGAAGTATCACCAGTGACACCAACTACTAAATAAGTGAATAGAGGTCCCGCATTTTGAACGGGGGAAATCTGACCATTTGTAAATAATGTCATAAACATACCAGGTGTTACTGTTCCTGATACTGAAGGAGCTAATGATGTCCCCGATATTGTTAAAGTCGTTCCTGAAGTAATACCACTATTTTGTGCAATAAAGTTAGGATTGATTGTATATGCTGAAGTTGTGTAAGCACTATAAGTGTAAGGTGTTCCTGTACTTGGATTAAAAAATCCTCTTGGTGCCGCACTATTATAAACACTATCAATATATGAAGCATCAAATGGGACTCCATATGTACTACCCGATGTTGAGTCCAAATAGATTGGATATTTAATTTCCATTCTATTTTTTTGTGGGACTGGCGCTAAATTTTGTGTGTTATATTGTGGCATTAACACATTTAAATTAACCGGGTCTAAATTGTTTATACAATTATAACAAGCTTCACTATCACCAACTTGGAAGTATGATATATCAAATTTACCTTGTGATATCTTTTTTCTTCCTGCATCGGTAACAAGTGTGTTAATTAACGCTGCGGTATCTTTAATTATGTATGACATATTTTATAAATATCGTTTTTTATTTTTTTATCATAATGATGGTGATGCTGGACAAATTGTTCCTGTTTTATTAAGTTGTGTTTTTTGTGGTGTAATGTTTTTATTAATACTTCTACATAAAGATGGTGTAATAGAAATATTCTGTATTGAAACACTATCAACTATAAATCCATTTAATGGACAACCAGTGGCAACACATGGTGTATTCACATATTGAACTATTGTTCCTGACGCAACTCCGTTATTTGTTAATTGAACAGTATAAGTTTGAGATGATGCACTTGTGTTAATAAATCCACCTGAACAACTTGGTCTTGCACTACTTGTTCCTGTCACTGAACTTGAACTAATTGGTGTTATAACTGTATTTGGTGATGTTATAGCCGTTATTGAATTTGTTATTGTAGGAACCACAGAAGCGGTATTAGTACTTGCAGTATAGTTTATATTGAATGTTAGTGTCATATTGACTGTAACTCCTGTTGGAAGTGCCGGTGAAACCCCTATAGACCAATTTGTTGTCTTACTTGTTGCATTACCATAAGACTGTGGTGTTTGTTCATTTAAATTCAAACTTACCACATAATTTTGTACACTTTGTTGAGGTGTCAGTGTGGTAGTTGTTGAGTAAACATTACCTACAGAATCTTTGATATAAACAGTGTATGTCCCTACACCTAGACTTGAAAATATGTTTGATGCTTGGTAATTTACCCCATTTAACGAGTAAGTATATGAAGGGACACCTCCACTACCAGTTAAAACCATAGACCCATTTGTTTGATTTGCACATATTGGATTTGTTGAATTTACTTTAACTTTCAATAGTGCGGAAGAACAATTACCCGACAACACCGTTATTGATGTTGTAAATGCACTAGGACCTGTTACTGTCCAATTTCCTGTTGGTGGTGATGTTGGTGATTGTTTGAAAACGGAACCGTTCGTCCATCCACTTAATAACCATTTTGTTGTTCCTGAACTATAGTATATTTTGTAACTTGGTGTTACACTTGTCCACGACATCATACCATTCATTGTTCCCGCAGAATAGAAATTAATTAAAGTCGGTACTGAGTTTACAGTTTGTGTTAAACATAATCCACTCGGTATTACAGGTGGCGGTGTAACCGGAGGTAAACATTGGCTGCAACCCGTATATGGTCCAGCAGATGAAACGGCAAAAAAGTCATAATAAGTTTGACCTGTATGTAATGTAGTTCCACTACTTGTCCAACATCCTGTTTGAGTTGTCAATCTGTATACTGAAGATGCACTAAACGGATTATATAAGTCTGCCAAATAATAAACAAAACTACCTGAATTAGAACAATCTTCAAATTTCTCCAAATAGAAACTATCATAATCGACAGTACAAGTTGTTGTTCCTGTAAAGTCACCATAGTAATCAACTACCGTTGCGGTATACTCACCAGGTCCAAGATTTGTTAATAAACTACCTTGTTGACCTCCATTCCATATCACATTATAAGGTGCAGTCCCTCCTGTTATATAAAGAGAAATTAAACCATTAGTTGTTTGAGGTGTGGAACTATTAATAACATTACACTCAACACCCAAAGGGAAGAGAGTTATTATATTACAACTATTACCACTTAATTGACCCATTTTATGTGAATTTTTGTGTTATACAACCATATCTTTGGGATGTTCTTCCAAAACCAATAGGTGTTGTTGATGTTTTTTCAAACGTTATTAAATATGGTGCCGTCAAATTAATTTGATAGACTTCATTTGAATTATTCAATATATAAAATTGGTCGTTTGATTCAACAAATGAACCAACATTAGTTATTCCTGATAAATTTATTTCAACTTCTAAAGTTCCTCCTGAAACGTAATCATATTGTTGTAAATAAGTTGAACCTGTATTTGTACCAATAACAATTACTTTATTTTCTGTTGAAAGTTTCATGTCTCTGATACCAGGACTACCCGATAGAGAACCAACAATTTCAAGAAGATTTGTTGTGGATGCAGTTGTCCCTGTAATTACAGCATTATAAATATGAGTAGTTGATGTTCCCGTATTTGTCGCCAAGACTAATAAGTTATTGTTATCAATAGCAAAAATTTCTTTATTATCATCTAAATTAATTGCAATTTCTCTATTATATGTGTTTGAGAAAGGGTCTATTGTTATATCTAATTCTGTAACTCCAGTGGATGATAAGAACCACATTTTATCTTCGGTATTTGCCATCGGACTGTTGTCTCCTGATGGGGTAATTACTAATGATAATGGTCCTTCTGAGGTATCACTAATAACATTATATTTGTAATAACTGTTTCCATCCCAATAACCAACAAAAATATTACATCCAACTAAATCAGGTGAAACACAATAACTACATCCATTGGCATCAATAACTTTTACATAATATGTTGTATAACTTTCATATATTGTAGGTAATGTAAATGTATATGCACTTGTAGAAAACGTATCTATATATTGAGAAGTTCCCCCAACACCACAACTATCACAAACCCACACATTATATGGTGATGTTCCTGATACTATTGAACTTACGGTTACATTTATAGCCATTATTTACAGTTTCCGTTTACAGTACAGAATTGTGTTAATTTACCACTTACATCAACTTTATAGATAAAGTTTCCGTATTGTAAGTAATCTTCTGTTATTGGTTTAGTTAATGATGAATCACTAAAGACATAAACATCCGTAGCAATTTCACTTATTAAGTTAGAGGTATAGAAAGTATTTTTCTTACCAAAGTCAGTTATTTGACAAACAGGACAGTTCAAGGCGAATCCAAAACTTCCTCTCCATGTGTTATAAGTTGTAGTAGCAGCAGTCACAGTTAAACAATCTACGCAATCAGTGTATGTCGTGGCAGTAGTTGCTGTAAACTCATTTACGTTTGCAACCACATAACCTGACGGAGCAACATATCCAACATAATTTCCAACATAACTATAACAATCACCTGACAATGTTTTTAACACATTACCAATAGTTAAATTTGTTGGTGGATAAGCCGTTTGTGTTATCATACTATTAGAAGTACAAGATGTAAATACAAACACAGTTCCAGGTGCAAATGTAGGTGTAGGTGTAGGAGTCGGTGTAGGAGTCGGTGTAGGTGTTGGCGTCGGTGTAGGTGTTGGTGTTGGAGTAACACATGAAACCGAACAATATCCTGTATATGCTGAAATTATGTATTGAATTGATGCGTTTGCACTTCCGTTAACATTTTGTGTATATGTAGCACATCTAATGTCATTATTTATTACACCATAGATTGTTGTTCCTGTTGTTGTAACAGTTGTTGCTGTTGAACCTGTTAATAATAATGGTCCTGCAACATAATATTTCGTTCCATCATAACAATCAACCAATTCTTTAACCGTCGCACAAACAAAGTTTCCATTATCTACAATAAACGTCACGGTATCTGCAGATGGTGTAACAGTTGGTGTAGGGGTTGGGGTTGGTGTCGGTGTTGGAGTAGGAGTTGGTGTTGCTGTCTGATATGTGATATTTGCAGTAAAAGCACTACATATATTCGCAGTTGGAGTAGGTGTCGGTGTAGGTGTTGGGGTTGGAGTAGGTGTCGGTGTAGGTGTTGGGGTTGGGATATTACACTCCAATAACACATCAAAATCTAAAACTGAACAAGGGTCATATGGTGTTGGTGTTGGAATACAAGCACCTGTTGTCATTACCGTTTCATCTAAATCAGGACATACTGAAAAAGTTGGATTGGACCCAAAAAATATACAAGAACCACCTAATGAACTACTTAAACACCAATAAGTTCCGTTATAATGTAAATATCCAGTGCTAGATGTTCCTCCAGTCCAATATGGGTAAGAATTATACCCTCCTTGTATTATATAAGTTCCTCCGTATCCACTATATAAAGTTGTTGGTGCACTAATACATAACGTACTTGAACAACATTCTAAACATGATGGATGCGTGCATCCGGTTACTAATGTACCTATTGCAGATATCCCAAATGTTATAGATGTGCCCGTAACTCCACTGACCACGGTATAACAACCATTTGGCATATTTGGGTCATTTTCAATAGAGTATACCTCATTAACTGAAGCACTAACGGGAAAACTTGTAGCACTATATACAAGGTTATAACAACAACTACTAAAAATTACATCAGCCATTTATGTGTGAAACTTTATTATATAAATAATCAAAAATCTATTTTATTATATGATGTTTTATAAAAATAAAATATCTTGTCTATTTCCCCATTCTCCGTTTATGTCATTAACCCAATAAACCCATTTATAAGGTTTACTAAAACTTTCCATTTTTACATTTATTTTTGAAACATACGATGTTAAATCTTGTCTATGAATTACATTACCTAACTCATCTTCAATACCAATATAAATGAAACTAAAATTTTCAACATAAGGGATTTCAAGTTCTAAGTCGTATGTATTTTTAGTTTTTAAATACCATTCAGTTTCATCATTAACAGGTGGATTAATTCCCTTGATTGTGTTTTCATGTAAAACTCTTTCTTTAAAATTAATTCCAGCGTAAAGTTCATAATCTTTATGTGACCTTACATCACCTAACCCATACTCACCAAGGTCAATATTGTTATCTTCCTCTTGTAACATATGTCTTAATCTTCTTTTAGATTCATTATCCATTATCCACCAAGGTTTTTCAACTACACCTTTATTTTTATTTTCGTCGTTGAAATCTGTCCAATGTTTTGTTCTACCTTCTCTTGTGTATTCATGCCACACAACAGTTTTATGTGGGTGAAATAAATCATAACCTAATGTATATGAACGAATTGATAAACTAATTTCATCACCAGCAAAGTATATATTTGGGTCATATTTATACTCTTCACAGTGTTTTCCTATAGTAAAAAAGAAATGTCCGCTAACAAATCTTGCGGGAATTGGTTTATCTAAGTTCTGCCAATTTTCAATAGTGTGGGGTCTAAAAAGAATAGTTCCACCTGGCGTAAAGTTTGAAGCAACCATTTTGTATGGTTCGACATTTAGTAACTTATTATCAGATGGTCTATACATGCCAGCATATGCTGTGATGATTGGTTTTTCTGAACCTGTTTGATTCATCATATTAATTAACTCAACATCCCAATCTTGTAAGAACCTGTGATGTGAATCTAATTGCATGGTATATTCTTCACCTTCCCATAGTTTTTGAATTTCAGAACGAGCCCAACAAAGTCCTTTACTCTTTGACCAATGATAATCTAAAACTTTAAATCTTGGGTCATTTGTAAATTCTTCCATTGACTCCGTTTCATCACGTTGCCAACAAATACCAAATGTTAAATTTTCTGGGTATTTTGCAGTATTAATACAATCTCTAATAGTTGGTAAAAGTTCGGGGTCTCGATAAGACGCGATTTGTACAAATATTTTCATTATCTTCTTTTGTTAGAAGATATGTAATCTATCACGTAAATAAATATTAAGCAATCTCATATGAACCATTCCATACAAAATAATCCCCATCCCCCCAAGCGAATGGTAAAGTCGCATCCAAACCTGAGCTTTTACCTATGGATGCTGTCGATGGGGCGAGTATTGAACTTTTAGTTGTAAAACCTCCGTAAGCCCCATTCATTAATCCTTGATACCAATCAATACCTTGGTCCAAAATTGAAACAGGTAATTGAACTCCTTCCGCAGATGCCGCAACAAAAGGTAATGAGATTTCCCAAGCGCCAGTTCCTCCTGATGTTGTCGTTCCAAATAATAATTTACCTCTATAAAAACAAGTTTTACCAATAACTTGGTATGCTCCTGTAATAGAACCATTACCTATTGTTGGTTGTGTTCCACCATTAGATGACCAAGATGGTGTGAATGATGTCCACGATGATGTTATATTAGTACCACTTAAAACTATTGTTGTAGCAGAAATAGTTGTTGAGGATATTGTTGGTGATGTTACTGTTGTTGCCGAAAATGTCGTTGCACTTAAACCTGAACTTATGATAGTATTTCCACTCACATGTAAAAGAGCTAATGGACTTTCTGTACCAATACCAACATAACCTCTTGTACTACCCGAACCTTTAATAAATAAATCTGAACTATTGGTTGCGGCACTTCCAACCTTAAATTTAACATCTTTTGTACCTGTTGTTCCTGATAGTGTAATAATTTGTAAACTATTGTTATTTACACTATTAGTTATAAAGGTATCTCCTGAGACAAAACCCCCACCAGTTGGGTATTGTTCCCCGTAAGTACCAATACTTAATGATGTATTACCCGCAACAAAAACTTTGGATGTAAATTGTGTACTAGTGCCTGAAATTTGCATCGCACTGTTAAAAACGGATGGTTTGAATGCAAAAGTTCCATTTGTGGAGGCAAAATCAAATGCAAAACTCGGCACTTTGTTAAACCCTACATATTTGTTTGTTAAGTCAAGTACCATTTGATTACTCTGACCAAATATTACGTTTCCTTCATTAAATGGATTAATATATAATGGTGAACATGAATGTATGTTCGTTACATACAAATCAGTGACGCAATTTGCAGAAGCTCCGATTGTGTTTGTTGAAATTGTATTTGCAGTAATCCCACTTAAAAATGTTGTAGTTGCTGAAATTGTTCCACCACTAAAAATACCATCCATACCACTCGACCCTGAAGAACCGCTTGTCCCACTACTACCAGATGTACCATTTGTACCACTAGTACCATTTGTTCCCGATGTTCCATCAATACCTGATGAACCTGAACTACCACTTGTACCATTAGTTCCTGATAAACCTGAACTACCACTAGAACCATCAGTACCATTTGTTCCCGATGTTCCTGTGACACCAGTTATAGGGGACCAACTTGCATAACCACTTGCATCTGATGTTAAAACATATCCTGCGGTGGCCCCTGAAGTCATTTGAAAGTTTTCAGTTTTAAGTCTACCTATAACATCAACTTTTTCCGTAGGATTTATTGTACCAAATCCAACAAAACCTCTTGTTGTTCCACTACCTTGTATGTGAACATCAGGTGTTGTTCCATTAGCATCTTGACCTGCATAAAATCTGACATAATCTTGTGTGGAACTTCCTTGTCTATTTATTATATTCAAACCATTTGCATCATTGGATGCATACAAATGTCCATCTCCGACTGCTCCGTATCCCGGATATGTAACATCTGTCCAAGCCCTCATACCAAACCCCACAGATGCATCAGGGTTGGCTCCCGATGGAGAAATTGTTGCAGACATTCTTGGCAAGTTGGTTGAACCTGAAATATCCAAAACACCTCCAACAGAGTTTCTATAATTCAAAACTGATGCACCATTATACAACTCCAAAGTGTTTGATGGTGAGGTAGTTCCAATACCAATCCTGGCGTTTCCTTGGTCTAAAGTAATACCTGATAATATTCCAAAAAATGTGTTTCCTGTTACAGTACCTCCTGATAAAGGAAGATATTCACCACTTCCACCTCCACTAGTACCACTTGTGCCATTAGTACCTGAAGAACCACTACTCCCACTTGAACCTGAAGAACCACTACTCCCACTTGAACCTGAGGTTCCGTTTGACCCGCTTGTACCGGATGAACCACTACCTGTTGCTCCTGTAATTGCGTTTGCTAATTGTTGAATTGTTGCTTTGTATGAAGAGCCAGCGGCGTTTTGTGAGGTATCACCTGTTATTACTATGTGAATTAAATCACTAAGAGTTACTCCTGTGGCTAAGGACCTGTCGGTTAATCTATTATAAGTTGGCATATCACTTTATAAATATTGTAGAAATAATTATTGAAACACATTAATGTCCCCATCCATGAAAATAAACACATTCCCATCTTGGAAACTATAAACTCCACATTCTAATAAATATAATTTCTCACATAAAGTGCCATCTAAAATTTTAAGATAAACCGCAGGAGCATTTGGAAAAAAGTTATCTGTGTTTATTACCACTGTGGGTGAAAAAGAAGTGACCGCAGTAATAAAAAAACACCCAATATTATTTGAATCACACACATAAATGTTGTATGGGCTTGTTCCACTAGTTACTCCTGTTACTTCTATTAACATTTATATCCAAACTAATCTATCCCCACTTTCTGTGGTTATTATGAGTGCCGTCTCAGTTAATATAAAAAACGTATCTGAAGGACAATAAACGTATTTAAAAATTAAACATCCCGTACTATCAACAAGTTTAATCAACAATACTTGTGCAGATGAGAAAAATGAATTAAGCGTATACGTCGTTCCTGTTGACCCTAACAAAAAACAATTATTCATGTATTGGTCACAAACATAAAACTGATAGGGTGGTGTACCTCCTGTTTCTCCTGATATGATTAATTGTGATGGCATTAAACGTAGCAGACAACATCATAAACAATACTCAACCCTAAACTAAAATCAGCATCAGATAGTGGGTCTTCATCCCCATCACAATTTGAATAAATTGTAAGAGTATTATTCAATAGGTTTATTTCATAACTTTGTATTTGAGGGATACCTGATAAAATATTTTCTATTGTTGATTGCCAAACACTATCTTGTGGAACATCATTTAATGTTGTTGCTGTGTAAAATGTTTGAGTATATGCGGTTCCATTAATATCAACCTCACAAATTAATTCAGCAGAATTAAATGAACAACCAGTGTACCCTGAAATAATATCTAAATAACCTTCATTCAACATTTCAATTAATCCTCTTTGATTTCCTGATGATGTTGTAAATGTGTTAGTACACAAATTAAATGTTTGGTAAGACGTAACTAAATTACCTATACAAGTTATAGTAAAATTTTGAGTTTGGGTACATCCTGATGAATCTGTAATTGTTACATCATAAGTCCCTCCACTTAAATTAGTCACAGTTGAACCTGTTTGTCCGTTTGACCAACTATATATGAATGGGGGTGCCCCATCATATATATTAACAGTCGCTGTTCCGTTATTAGTCCCGTCACAATTGGTGGTTGAAAGTCCTGTTATCAGACTTCCACCTGTTGTTATAGTAAATCCTGTACTTACTACACACCCATCAGCATCTGTAACGCTTATTGTGTAACTTCCTGCAGCCAAATCAGTATAAGTAATTGCCGATAATGGTGAATCTATTAGTGTGTCCCCATTACTTAAAATGTAATCTAAAGGTGATGTGTATCCCGAACTTACTTGAATAACTGCAGTTCCATTTAATTGACCACAAGTTGAGCCGGTTGTTGTTGCACTAACGCTAAATTTAGGTGTTGACGTAACACTCACTTGTTGTTGGTAAACACAACTACTCCCGCTACCTGAAATTGTTATCAAATAGTTGTCAGTAACTAAATTGCTAAAAGTATATGTTTGACTTTGACTTACATTTGATTGTACGTTTCCTGAAGTTTGCCCTGATAACGTATAGTTATAAGATTGGTTAGCTCCTCCAATTGAAATTTGAATTGAGCCTCCATTGATATTACAAACAGGGTTTGTGACTGATACACCCACAAGGTCAAAACTACCAGGAGTTAAAAGATTACCACTCACTAAGGTCTGACAATAACTCGCATCTCTAACCAACACTTGGTAATTACCCGCACTTAAACCTGATATTGTGAATTCATCATCTAATGTATATCCAACTAAACCTGTAGTTGCCGAATAGTAAAGAGGTGAAGTTCCTCCACTTATGGTAAAACTTAATGAACCGTTATTTTGAAAACAACTTGGTTGAATTGCTGTCTGAAATGCTAACCCTAATGGTAGAGCAACTCCTATTGTTTCTGTTTTTGTTGTCTGACACCCTAAACTATCTGTAACCGTACAACTGTATGTTCCTTGTGTTAGTCCCGTTATAATTTGTGTTGTTTGCCCATTACTCCATAAGTAAGTATACGGACCTGTACCCGTCATACCAGTTACAGCTAACTTACCCCAATTTAAATCACAATTAGATGTATCAACTTTCCAAAATCCAAAATCAACAGCAGTACTAGCACTAACTACAGTATTTTCTGTATAGGCGGTCGCCAATGCGTTATCAACAACAATCGCATAATAGATACCATTTGGTAAATTATTAAACGTCTGAGGTAATGTTGCGACACCTACCGTTGAGTCGTAAATACCATCTTTATAAAGTAAAATAGTAAAAGGTGAGCCCGATGTTGCGGCACTTACTTCGAAATAACCATTATCTATTCCACAAGTTGTACCACTTGTATTAATAATCTTAGCATCAAAACACCCACTTATTGTTACATTTATAAAAAGTTCATTGTTTTGAATACCTTGACTATCATTTAACCTAAAAACGTAAGTTCCACCAGTAAGGCCAGTGAAAGTTATTTGCGTGGTTCCTGTTTGGGCACTTATGGATGGGTCAAAAGTATTATCAATAGTATATGGTGAAATTCCTCCTGTTGGATAAAAAACAATTGTTCCTGTCGCCGCTGAACAAACTCCAGTTACTGAAAAACTAACGTCTAAAGGACCTTGGTTACAGTTTTGAGTACAGGTCTGACCCGTAGCAATATATACACCAAAAGATGTTCCTGTAAATGTTTCGTCTAAACAAATACTTTGACCTACGGAAACACCTGTTTGGGTATTACCACAACAATCCACATAACTAAAAACACCATTCGTTAAACCTGAAACACAAGCCATTTTTTATCTTAACATATTACGTATCCACTACCAGTGTCTTGGATGTTTATGTAAATACTATTTACACCGCTTACTACAGTATAAGTATAGTATGAACTAATTCCACAGTAACCTGTGTATGTACCACTATTATTTCCAGTTCCAAATCTTATATTAAACCCACCTGAATTTAAAACACCAATATCTATCACATCACCAATTAAATTAGATGTTGAATAAGTTTGGTAATTTTGTAAAGTCAAAGGTTTATTACCAACTCCTTGATTTGGTATTGTAATCCATGCACCTCCATTTATCCTATAAATTAATGTTAATGGTAATGGGAGTAAAACCGGAGACCCTAAGTACATGTTAACAGTTGCGTACGCAGGTGTTGGGGTTGGTGTAGGTGTTGGGGTTGGTGTTGGGGTTGGTGTAGGTGTTGATGCCGGTGGTGTACAATTAATATCAATATCAACACCGATGTTTAAATATAATGTACTAGTTGAGAAATTATCATAACAAGATGTATTACTCACTATTAAAGTGTTCCCCGCAAAGTAGTAATTTAACCCATAATTATATAAACCGACTAACTCAGTATCAATAGCATTAATTAGTTGAGTTTGAGTTGGGTAATCGTTTATACCATAACCTGTATAAAATTGTTCTTGAACTAATATTTGAGAGTCTAATCTACAATCAACATACCAGTTAGAAACAATACTATTTAAATCGCACATGTTTTGTGTAAACCCACTTTGAGACAACAAACTTGCAACTAATGTTTGTAATATTTGAGAAGGTGTCCCATCAATACTACATTGTAATGTTTGGTCAATACAGTCATAAGCAAATGGTTGTCCCATATACTTACATGGAATACAAGCCACAGGAATAATCTGACACCCTCTTTGTCTTCTCCAAACGTATTTTTGTCTATGGAAAATAGAGTTTTCCATTTTTTGACCTGTCAACCATAAAGATGTACCAGGAACAACTTGTTCCAATAGTCTTTGCCAATAATCACCCAAACCTAAAGTATAATCAATCATTTTTTGGTATGAGAAATTATTTGATGGTATTCCTACCGTTTGTTCTGAATTTAAATAATTCCAAAAAACAGATTGTAGTGTTGGATAACCTCCTGTTTTACCATCAGTAATTGTTTGTCTGTTTCTTACATTAATAAAATTGTTATAGAAACTTTGTGCGAACTCAAAGAAAGTTTTTTGTTTTGGTTTTGGGTCAATGTGTGTCCAATCAATATTTCCAGGGTATGGGTATGGTGATGTTAAACCTGAATTTGGTATTGGGTAATCATACTTAACAGACATGTCCCATATATCATATGTAATACCTTGTCCCATGTTCATATAAAGTTCCAAATTCTTAGAATTGATTACCAATTTGTCATTACCAACTGAATAATCAACACCATTAAAGTTATCATTATTTTTTCTTACACCTACATCACTTACTACCCATGATTTTTGGTTGTCCGAAACACGTCTTAAAGTATAACCCACATTCATGTCAGGGAATTTTCTAAGACTATCCATATACTCCTGACCAAAATTAAATGGTTGAATTTTTGTAATTAAATAAGGGTTTGAACCGCTAAGTGATGAATTTTCGTTATCAGCAATCTCTATTGACCTATGTTTTGGTGTTTGTTCGAACCATCCCGCACCTTTTTGAAAAAAATTGTCACTTGTTTGTGCAGGGCTTTTAGGGTAACCATCACTATCCACTCCATAGTCATCTAATGTTGTGGTAATACGTCTTATAAACCCACTACTCGTATAACCTGTATATGTTACACCCTGAACTTTAAAGGTGTTCGTAGGGTCTAAAGCTGGTGCCGTTACAAATTTTGTTCCACCTGATATTGTTGCATATTGTTCGGTGAAATTATTAACATTAATTCTAGCATCCGCAACATAAACTATTTCGTTAAATTCCATTAAAGCCTCAGGAGCACCAATAAATCTCATAACATACTCCATAGACCTTCTTGTCCCTTTAGTTTTGTACATGTAAGCAGAATTCAAAATTAAATTCCTATAATATTGATAATTTAATTCTGTTGGTGTCGGGCTATTAGTTTGACCTGCATAAATTTGTTGAGATTTTGAACTAAAAACAGAATCTAAAAAATTCTCATTCGTTATTGGTGAAATATTAGGATTAATCCCTAAAGTTTGAGCCAAATTAAATAATAGTTGCGATGGTATATCATTACCGACTTGGTAATTAACCGAATTCATATATGCTAAACTATCTATAAATTTTTTAACTTCATCAAAACTTCTACCATAAAGTTGTAAAACCTTTTCAATTTTTTGGTCTTGTGTATCAAATTCTTTGAATGAACCTGTTATTAAAAACCTACTAATTAGATTTGTTTTATATTCATCAAGTCTTTCGGCAACTAATTGTAAATTATCCAAATATTTGTTAAATAATGAACTTGTAATATCTAAGTTCCAAAATTTATTAATAGGCCAAGTTACACTCTTATTATATAGTGTGTATTTACCTGTTGTGCCATCATATTCGGGATATGAAAAAACGGCTTTATACTTTGGTAAGGTATTTTGATTAAGTAAGAATTTTTCAACCTCATCAAAGGCATCTCCAAATATTTCTTGAGTTTTACTATTGTTTGGTTTTAAAATTAAAGATTTTGTTGTTGCAGTTGCGCCACTAAATAAATCACCACTAACACTAACGGTAACCGTACCACCACTCATACTTTGAGTTGGTTCAAAAAATGTTAAATTATATTCTTTATTTAAATCTTCAAAATAGATTGAATACTTTTCATATTCAGTAGTCAAAGCCCTTATTGGGTGAACAGGAAACGGTTGGACCGCGATGTTTCTTTCAGCATTAACAGAAAAATCAATACTAAATGGATTTCTAAATAATCCAGAATCCATATCAAAAGTTGTTTCGTTATTAACTGAATTATAAACAATATTATAAGCAGTAAATCCGGAGTATAATCCTGATTGGTGTAAAGCGATTATTTCAATAGCCGCAGGGAAATTATTAATTATTTTAATCGCCGACGCTGAAAGTCTTTTGGCTAATGAACCATAAAGAGAAAAACTTGTTATTTCTGATAAATCATAGTTTGGATAAACTTTAAAGTTTTTTTCAATTATTCTTCTTGCCTCATCAATATTAGTGACATTTATATTATCTAAAGTATATGGTTCAGAAAAAACCCCAGTATCGAAAGTTCTGTTAGACTTTTCGTATATCGCTGAGGTAAATTGGAAATTTCCTTGCGTTAATCCACCTGCATCAGTAATCTGAACTCCGACAAGATTATCTGCAAAAGTATTTGTTCCAATAGGTGGGAAGAAAATCTTATTAGCCATTAAGTAATAATATTTGTGAAGTTTTTACTGAAGTCTATATTAGCACCCCTATCTTGTCTAACTTCGTATAACAACTCATTAAAGTTATCTCTAACCTCAAACAAGTTGTATTGTTTATAGATGTTGTTATTACTATCATATAATGTGTAAATACCGTCTTCCATACTCTTAGTTTGATTACCGTAAAGAGCTATTGCAATCGTATCCAAATCGTAATCAGCCATTTGTATATCAATGGTGATTGGATTAAAGAAAGTATTAGATACAATAATTTTTTGATTTGGTTGACCTATAAAAGGTGTTGCTGTTGGTTTGTTTGTTGGTGAAGAGGATGGTGATAAAGTACAAAATACTAAGTCACTCCCGCCATCAACGTAACGATATCTGATGGTTTTTTGTGATGAATTAACTTGTTCATTTGTAATAGGTTCACAAAAAAATGATGAAGTTACTATTCTATAAAAATTTGGTATTTTACTCCCATCTAAATTTAGGTATTCAACTCTAAACCCAACTAACCCTTGGTTTGTAAATTTATTTCTGTATTGTGATGGAACATCATTAATATTAATAATAATACCTTTTACATTTGGAAGTGCCGATAATACCCCACAATCAGTGATAGTTGTTCTTATTTCAGCAGGTTTAATATACAATGTGTAGATTCCTTTTTTGTTAAACTCACTAGCAGGTAATTTTAAATTATATAAACCTCCTAAAATTTCTACACCCGAATTACCTCCAGTATCAGCGTTATGGTAATATGGTGTTAAAATACTTTGCGAATTTAACTTTTTAAGAAGAAAATTATCCGTTACGTCTCTACTCGGTGTGTAGTGTAATATGATATCAACATCCGCTGGTGATACATCTGAAGGTCTTACAATACCATATGTTCCTAATGCCATTTTTTATTTTATAAATAGTTTATCTGTATTTTTTATGCTTCATTAATTTTGAAGAATCCATATCCATACCTTTCTAAATCACCCATGTTATCAACTTCACCTAATCTTTCAATGGCTTCAAAGGCACTATATTTACCTCTTTCAACATAAATGTCAGTTTGCACTTGTGGAGCCATTACAAAATCTAAAAGTTGTTCGTTTTTAGTAATTATTGTTGGGTCTAAATCATTTGGAGTTAGTCCATTACTACTTACAACATAGAATGTTTTTCCGTCAGGTAAATCGTAGTAGTCAATATTATCTATTGTATACCCTGTTATCCCACTATTAATTGAATTTATTTTTCCATAAAATTGATTGTTTTTTGTAAAAACATATCCAACAGTATACGGGTTAGACCCATATCTTTTTAAATCTAATATTTTTGATTTTGTATATCCTGAAACAATAAAAGGTGTTTGAGTCCAGTTGGATGAAGATTGGTATGTTAAGTTATTAATAGAATCTAAAGGGTATATGTAATTTAAATTTAATTGAACCCCGTTCCAACTTCCCCCACTAGGTGTAAATGTTATGTTCCCATTTGGATTTGGAACACCAGCATTCATAAATGGTATTGTTATTGGTTTTGATACGGTAGTTACGCCCCAAGGATTAGCACCTGAAAGTGTTATTATATATTTTCCAGGAAACTGATAAACGTGGTTTTGTTGAGTTGATGTTAATTGCTGTATAGTACTCCCATCATTCCAATCAACACTAAACGTTGTAAAATCTAAATAACTTGTTGTATAGTCTCCCGATGTGTTATACAAACTAATTGAGAAGAGATTACTTGTATTATCTCCCGATACCAAAAAATTTGTAATAATATCTTGTTGTGCAATTAATCCATCAAATTCGGAGTAATATCCAATATCATTATATGTTTGAGTTAACATAATTGGTATTGTTAATCCTGTTAGTAATGATGTTCCGTTTGTTCCTCCACTTAATATCTGAGACATTCCTGAATAAACGAAGAAGTTTTGAGTCGTTGCAGTAAATGCGGTTGCATTTGTTGGGACTCCGTTTGCTGGTAGGTCGTAGTATGTTTTAGCGGTATATACTAATGCAAAAACATCTGAATTTAAAACTTCAGGTGAAATAAGTAGACTAAATTTTTCTGATTCCATTATGGGTTAACATATTCATACCAAGTTATAGCACTATTTGCTGTTTGACCTTCACCAACTCTAACCTGTGATGGAGATTCTTTATATACCTTATATTCATAACTATTGTTATCCATCACAACTTTGTAATAGAAATATTTTTCTTTATCAAAATTAAATTTAACGGGTCCCGCAAATCCGGATTGTGGTTCATTTACCATTCTTATAAATTGTCCTTTTTTAGCGTTGAAGAATTTACAAGACATATAAAAAAAACTTTGAGCGATGTATGAATCACCTTTCAACCAATAAAAGAAAAACCCTTCTTTATCTGCCCCCGTATAATCTAAAATATATTTTGGTTTTTTAACCATAACATTTGTTGGATTCAAAGCAGGACCTATTGTTCCTGGTTCTTTTACCCCTTGTTGAGTTGGTAAAATAACACTAAAAAGTAATTTTTGACTTTCTTGTATTTTACTATCGTAAAAATCTAATTTAAAGAATGAACCTTTAAATGAATTTGAAAAATAATATATTTCGGAATCCGTAAAAGTCGCGTATTGGTAGTCATCTAACCAGTCTCCAATTGAAGGTGGGTTATTTACAAATGTTGTTGGTAGGTTTGGATTAAAGAAATTAAATATATAATTAATTTCAGTCTTATCGGGGTCATTATCCCAAGGGGCATGTGCAAATCTACCTATTTCAAAATCTTCAATACCATTAATTAAAGTTTGTAAAGCATTAGTTTCAAACTGTTCAACCGCCTGTTCTCTACCTTCCATATCAAAAGTTATTTCGATTGGAATATTAATTTCAGTATCGTTAGGATTTATCGTAAGTCTATAATGGTTATTCACAATCGTCATTTATTGGTTGGTTTATGATAGTTGTTGATATATCTGTCGTTCTTTGTATTGGTTTTTGTAAAAATAAAACTTGTTTAAATGGGTAGTGAGCACCATTCGTAAAAGGATAATCAACCCCAAGTCCTTCGGCATCTATAAATCCATATGTGTAGATGTCTCTCCACACAAAAGTTTGTTCATATTCTGAGAACCATGCATATGTTGGGACGTTACTCGTATTAGTTTTTAAACCATATTCTAAATAGTTACTAAAAATTCTGATTGGTATAGAATAATGTGGTTCATAAACATAACCACTAGGTAAATTCAAAGCCGAGTTATCTGAAAAATATAAACTATTAAATGAATATTTGTGATAAGCCGGTGATATCACATATTCTTTTTGTTCTATATAGTTATATTCACAAAAGTCACCTTTAAGTATTGTTCCTGTTGGTATAAAATCATTATAATAAAAATACTGCCCGCTACCTGCGGGTTGTTCATAAAACGCTAAAGGAATATTATCTTTATTATTAAGTGATGTGTGGTCCCACCAAGGGTCAATAGAATTTTTTAGAAAATTAAACCCCCATCCAACATCTATTGCAGTTTTAATACCTGATGAGTTTGTTATAGGTGGATTAAACCAACCCATATAACCCTTTTGTATTGTCGTTAAAAAAAGCTCAGTTACCGGTTTTCCATTATTATCTTTTAAACCTTCTATTGAAATATCTTTATTTAAAACAAAATTAAAAGTTTTTGAACCTTCTTTAACCGATACTCTTTGTTCATTATTTGGTGTTAATGCGGAATATTCTAATTTACTCTTAGTACTGAAAGGGCCGTTTTCAAAACCAGCTTGAGTAATATTAAACTCTGAATGAGTTGCAATCACATTATGTAATCTTACATAATATATTGATTTTGTTTCACCACTATTTACAATATTTTTAATTCTTTTGAACGTACCAACCGTTCCATTTGTAGTTTGGTTTGGTGGAAATTTTAAATCAAAAGTTGAAAATACGGTTTCTTCTGACCTATAATTTTCACTACCCAAAGAAAAAACTTGAAATATTTTTTTACCTCCTAATCCACTCGGGTTTGTTGGGATGTTTATCTCAACCCATTCACCTATTCTTAAATTATGTTTGGTTCCACAGTTGAAGTACACAACTCTTTTACCATTAATGTTTCCTGTAGAAATAACAAAAGGTATTCCGTCTCCAGCCGTAAAATTTACACTAACATTAAACTGCTCACTTTTATACGACATCGGGTGTGTCGTATCACTACTAAATGGATATGTTAAATATAACATCCAATTATAAGATGTAGCACTTTTTGCTACATAATTTCTATGTCCCGCAACTGCAGAATATCTTGCAAAAGTAAATTCATCAAACTGTGGGTAACCTTCCCACGGAACATTAGGGTTTGGTGGAGTATTTAAAGTTGCATTTGCAACAGCATTGGTGTAATAAAGAATATTTCTAAACGGTGTATAAGTTGTTTTACCGGATACCGTATTGTTAAATATATTTGTTATTTTACCTGATATTCTAAATTTATTACTTTCCTGTCTTTCCGTATCAAATTGGTCCGCAAGGTTTAATGTTAAAGACCTATCACCTTCAACCATAGTTCGTCTATCACCAAACAATGGTGGTTGTATCCAAATGTCCTTGTCCGTGTTACCAGCAAATTGCTGAGAACCTAAAACTATTCTTATATTGTTTTCGTTAGGCATCTTGATTCAAAATATATTTTGTTATGTATCTGTTCATTGCAGTTTTTCCTTTACCTAACCCAAAATAGAAATGATATGGAGCGCCAACAACAAAACTACTATTTTGACCAGGTGGGAATGATTCCGTATACCCATTGCTATCGGTATTATAGATATATCCTTTTTTACCATAGTTTGTTGAATTAAAGTAATTTGAGAATGGAGCTTGGTAAAAACTCATGGTTTGGTATTTTTGTTTATAAAATCCTGAACCTTGTAAACCTGTTGACCAGTCGTTTTTATCGTCACCAAAAATTGTGTTTGTCGTATTTAATTTCCATAGATAAAATGGAACTTCTTGAGTTTTAGGGTATCCGAAATAATTTGTCAATGTCGGTGTGAATGTTGTAATCCCCGGCGTTAACTTAATTCTATTTTCAGTGCTACCCGTAAAGAAAACACCTACCAAAGCATCTCCTGAACCTGAGACATATAAAGTATCATCATCATATGCATCATCACTAAATCCTTCAACACCATATTCTGAATTAATACTAAATAGTTGTGCTACATCACCATCAATTCTATCTTCACTTCTCGAAAACATTCTATTAATTGATGCGTCTCCAATACCTAATATTTGAGTCCAAAAATTACTATTAATTAATCTTGAAATGATAAATAATTGAAGTAAATCTGATGTATCATTATATGATGTTGATTTCATCGTCTCTAACATATAACCCTCAAATTGTGGATTCACACATATTTCTTTTGTAAATTGGTCTCTTGGTCCCAAATCCATAATGGTTGTTGGAAAGAATATGTTTCTAGTATTAATTCCTTTATATCCAACAGGAACTAAATTTGTTATTGGTGTTTTACTTTGTGGAACTTGTCCTATAAAGTTCGTTCCATTAAATGGTGTTGACCTATAGAATAAAGAATTTGTGGTTCCTTCAGTATAAAAAACGGGACCTTGTCCAGGTCTAAATGAACTATCATAACTACCACAGAATAAATATTTTTTAGGTTGCCCTGTTACGTTAAAAATTGTTTTCTTTTTAAATGAAAACATATAAAGAGTTCCATTAACCCAATTGTTTTGGAAAACTTGTGAGAACACCCCTCTACAAGCGGCAAACATCATTCTAAATCTTGACTTCCATTCAATAAAATATTTAATGTCTTTAGGAATTGAAACTATCAATGTTTTATCAACAAAATAATAACATCCACCTTTTACTCTTTTATCATCTAAATTTGCATCACATGGTTCACTAACACCAAAACTAGTTCCATTACCACTATAACACTCAAGTAATGTTAAATTATTACATTGTAATGAACTAATAACCGCATCAGTAATACCATTAGAAGTGTCACCTGTAAGGTCATCTAAATTATTAGTAGTGTCAGTTGCCGCCAATGGAACAAAAGGAGTTGTCATACCATTACCTTGTTCAGTAACGTTATAAATTGCAAAATTGTCATTTAAATGTAAGGAATAAGAAGAATTACCACTAATTTGAACTGTGGTTGAGGTTGGTAATCTGTCGGACCTAAATACAAGTCTATTATTGTTTGTAATTGTAACATTAGTAAACTGTTGTAAATGATATGCCGGTGACATTGCCCTAACTTCTAATGAAGTATTTAGAGTTGGGTCTAATAGACCACCTAATGGGGCATTAGATGTTATTATAGTTCCACCCTCAACATTTCCTTGACCGGTGTAGGATGAACTGACCGGATTGTACTGAAAACGTATTTGGTTAACGGAACCGTTATCAATAGTTCCTGTGTTATTTGTATAGAACCCTAAACTCTTTGTGTCAAAAGGAAATGGTTTAAAAGATATTGCCTGACTTTTATCTGTTGAGTTATAATAGTAAAGTGAATTATTTGTGAATGAACTAAATTTAGTATTATCTACGGTAAAACCGTAGGGTTGGTGATAAAGGGATGTGTTGGTGTTATCTGTAATTTTATGCGTTTCTGGTGTAATATATGAACTATGCCAAGGGTAAAAAGAAAAACTTGTTGCAGGCCCTGTGTTTGGCTTAATTGGGATATTAAGATAATATGAACCCTCAATTACCGGTCCTGAACCAAAAGAATAACCAAACAATCTTGATAAGTCGTATCTAATGTTTTGTTTTTGGGTGTATGGGTCAACTCCTCTTGATAGGATTATTATTTCTAAATCTTCAAATCCATCTAAAAATTTAATCGGGAAAACATATTCATTCACTGCGGGAAATGATAAATATCCACCGTATGTATATGCTTGTGTTTTTTGAAATAAATACTTATTAAGTAGTCCACCTGTGGTGTTTGTAATTCCTGAGAATTGTTGTATTGTTCCTCCTGTTAAAACTTGGAAGTATTCCACACCTCCTTTAAATTTATACTCTTTACCATTTTCAGTGATACTTAATTTTAATATACCATTTTGAACAGTCCCTCCTGTTCCAATCCAATTAATTTGTTTATTAACTAATCCCGTTGCGTTATACGGTGTTGAACCCGTTACATTGTTTGTATTAAATTGGTTTGTTGTTGATAAACCAGAAACGTTAGGGTCATTAATGGTTGTTAAATCTGTGAATGTTACTAACTGTGAATTTGGTAAATTTGCAATGGTTCCTGAATCACATAAAATAATCAACACACTATCATCAAAAGTAGTTGATGGGTCGACAAGATTTGTTGATGGGTTAATATTTCTAACCGTTGTTTTAATGTGGTTTTCACCATCAAAATACCTTTGTCTAACATTAGCTAAGTTCATTGACTGAGCCAATTGAACATCAAATCCAGCCCATGTAACGGCACCTTGAACTGGAAATTGAGTAATTGGGGTTTTTATTAATTTATCAAAATTATTATTTAATGATTGGTATTGATACCCCGCAAATACTTGTCTTATTCCATTATTAAAAGATTCAGGATTTGACGAATTTACCGATTGAGCACTATTGTATGATGTAAATGATGCAATAGAACTTAAATCAGATAATGGACTAAAGTTATTTGCCGATATTGTTATAGTTGCACTCTCTTGGAATCCCGTATCTCCTTCAGCTAACTCCACATCCTCACAAGGACAAGCTTCACAGTCAGGATATGACATCATCGGCAATGAAATTCTTTTGAATGGATTATCCTTACTTAATGGTTGGATATTTTGTTTTTTACAATCTTCCTTTTTAAGTTTTTTACTAAGTGCCGCTACAACAATACATATCGCATAAACTAAAGTATTAACTATCCATAAAATCAAATTAATAACAACTCTAAGAACAGGATATAATACGGCTAAGACGTGTAATATTACGATAAGACTAACAAATTGTGGTGTTAAAATTGTGATTAATAGGTTCATAATAAAAACCAAAAAATCAAAATTTCTTACACCATCATTAACAGGAAACTTATTAACAGTATTAGTACAAGTTCTATCAGTAATATCTTTAATACCTAAATGTTTTAATCTATTTGCTCCCCATTTCCATCTATCAATAAAGTTTGAAATTGTATAAACCTTATTATAATTAAACTCATAGAATCTATCTTCACAATCAATAGCCTCTTGTATCATTTGTTGACCAATAGTTGTGGTATCATCACCATAATCATTCCAATCTAAACTAAAAGCATATGAATATAGTTGGGCATTTAAATCTGTTGGTTCGTCATCGTTATTTAACGACCATCCCCATTCTTTTACGTTAGGGACCAAGTAGTCACCTCTCATTATGGAATTTGCCATACCAGATTCATTTTGGTATTGAATTCTAAAACGATATTTACCTTTTGTTGGTATACCTACATTTGGGTCATTAGATATTACTTGTTCACCAAATTCATTTGTGGTAACATAGTCCAAGTTCATAGGAACTTCAACCAACCATGTTCCTTCATCATCAATAACTTTTCCTCCGTCAGGTAACGTGTATCTTTCAAGAATAGGTCTTCCATCCGCATCGTAATCAATAGTTTGTCTAACGGCTAATATACTACCAGGTGCCGTTACCAAATCACATAGTTTACCCGTGTCTTTTCCTGGTTTACAATTTGTTTTTAAGAAGTCTTCATCGGATGAAGAAAATAATGACCCCATAAAAATAGCATGTGGTTTAATTTCAATTCCAAAATCACGAAGGTCAAAGTCCGCTCTTGTAATACCAATATTACATATTTCATTCTCACCCCAAAAAGAGCTAACTTCAATATCTTGTCTTATGTTGACTAATTGTGGTAACGAACTTAAATCTGTTGACGATTTAAATTGGTCTCCATTAAATTGTTCGGGAGTTCCCAAACCCGCTCTAATTAAATCGGCGGGCCTTAAAGAAAAACAACCTATATTTGATAGGTCTAAATCTAAAGTTAATGTTTGCAAACCAAGAGGTGCTCCAATAATCATGAAGTCACCACTTTCATTTGTTTTTACGGTATACTTGTAATATTTTTCATAAACTTCTAAAACTTCAGTTCTTGTCAAAATATCTTCTCTATCGGGAAATGTTCCTGTTGGTGTATGCCCGTCATATTCTTTTCTATATGGTAAAAGATTATATCTATAACCATCTTCATTTTTTTGGTCTACATTCCTATAAGGGTAAAGTGTGGAAATTACTGGGTCATTTTCATCAACACTATCTAAAGGAACAAAAATTGATACATTGGCGTTTGGGACACCGTATCCACCATTTACAATGACCCTACCTGTTACAACACCATAGTCAGCACAGAATCTAGTATAAACATCTTCTTGTCTTAATTTTAATGATAAAATTTCCAAGAAGTCAAAATCTTGGTTGATATTAACTCTTATGTTTTTGTCAGTTCCAGGTGCTGTTCTTATCCTATAGCTTTTGGTCATTAGTCTTTTAAAAATAAATAGTTATTTTGCCCATTTTAAAAAAAATAGGTAAGACATTACGGAAATAAATAATCTTATGTAAAATCTACTGAGGTTAGATTTTTAACAAAAACCCTAATGTCTTTATTATCAAATCTAACTTGATATATTTGTGTTGGTTCTGCAAATATATTATCATCAATTAATTCTATTTCTTTTGTCGCTTTATTAAGATATCTTTGAGATGTCTCAGAAGTCGAGTATTGTCCCCCAACTTTATTAAACACTTGTAATTTACTTAAACTTATAACACCAGCGGTGTTTTGAATTAATCTTCTTATATCCGAAATATTAACATTTTCACCCATATCTCTATTTTCGGGTGACATGTAATTTGAAACTTGGTTAATTAGTTCAGTAATAACCTGACCTCTATTAACGCTTGACTCCACAACCACATAGATATCAAAAGCTAAATCAATAACCTTTGCCACATCAATTTGTATATAGTCGTTTATCATTCTAAATTTAGAAAGATATGTTGCCAAATTTGTTTTTAAATTGTTTGATACTATTTGTGTTAATTTACCTGTTTGGTCATAAGACAATATTTGAACTGTTATTTTATTATTGTTTTCTGTAATTGCAACCTTTGCAGGTGCTCCAAATTTTCCTGGCATCGTATCAATTAACGATTTATAATCATTAACGGTAACTGCCCTTCTTTGTGCCGCAAAATTAAATGCGACCATGTTTCTAACTTCTTCAGTTGAGGGTGGGTTGGCTCCTCCAATTGCTGCAGTTACATTATTCACCACTAAAGAGTTTAACACATTAGAGTTAATAGAATCTGAAGGTCCATTAACCGCAAAATCAATAGTTCCTACTTGATTGATTACCCCTACACCAACATTAGACGCTAAACCACCTCCAGTTCTATACTGAACAAATATTGTGGTATTTGGTTGGACGGTAAGTCCAAGTCCAATATTGTTTTGGTAATTAGCCAAATCTAAATTAATACCTTGTTTTGCAAAATTAGCAAGTTGTATATTAGGTGTTGTTGTTCCTCCACCAAATTGTATTTTTAAAAAACCTTCAGGTGTGTATTCGGTAATAAATCTGTTTTCAGTTTTAATATATTTACCAACTTTTATACCCGCATTATCTACAGGTTTAGTCGGGTCTTCAATAAAAACAGTGTCTTCTGCCAATGCGTCAACTTCATACCATTTATTATTAGCGGTTAAAAACTCTCCATAATTTGGTACATTAGGGTAACTTGTTCCGTCTCTTTGTATTATCGCATTTACCCCCAATACGTTTCTTTCGGGTAAAAAGAAATTAAAGAATGGGACAACATCGGTTGCGTTTATAACTCTTTTAAAAACTTTTGTAGTTCCATTAACAACAACCTCTCTTTTGGTAATAATGTAATTTATAATTTTATTATTAGCGTCAAAAGTTGGAACTTTCGTTCTATTAACTTCACCTTCTTGATTGTATTGTGTTGAAAAATCAATATCATATACCGTTTCAAATGTAGTTCCTCCACCATTAAATTGCGACCCTGCCCTTAAAATCCCTAAATATCTATAATCTTCAGCATCCCCTAAAGGTGGAACTGTAATTGAAATATCTACCACAGCAACAGATGGTCTATACCCCGGTATTTTTAAACCATAAGTTCTTGCAATATTATAAATTGAAGATTTTTGTTGAGCATATTGTAATACCGTTTCTTGTATACTTCTATCAATATGGTAATGTAAGTTATCTGCGACCGCAGCATTCAAATCCATCAAAACCGAAAACACAGATGCGTCGTTAAAGTTTTGAATAAGTTCGGGGTAATACTGTTTAGTGTAATTTATTAACCCGTCTCTTATGGATTCAAAATCCCTATCCGTGTAATTAATTTTGTTATTTGCCATATTATATGTTGATTATCACAAACTGTCTACTACCAAAAGCCCTTGCGTCATTTGTATAGTCAATTTTTATTTTTGCACTGTACTCTGCAGTATTCGCTCCCGGTATGCGATAAATACTCGCTTGCCCCAATAATTCATAATCCAATTGTCCTGCAACATCACCACTATCGTTATATGATTCAACAGTAATACTATTAATTGTAAGGTTAGGAATGTATTTATCAACCTGTTCTTGGATTTCAGCCCTAATTTCTTCAAAGGTTGCGCCATCTAAAGGTTCAAAAATATATTCATACAATCTTGTTCCAAAATCAGGTAAAAAATATCTTGTTCCTCTTCGGGTCATAAGCAAATGTATTAGGTCGGTCCTGATTTCTTCATCAGTCGTTTCCGTCAACTTTAAGTAATTTCCCTTTTCGCTTTGTAAAAATGGAAAATGTATACCATATGTTATTCCGTTTGCCATATTAGATAAATATAGTGTCGTGATATTTTCAATAAATAGTTATTAAATAAAAAATCCCGACATAGTGTCGGGATTAGTGTCGTGATTAAGAAGAACAACCAAAACAATCGAAATCTGAATTTTCAGGTTTTGGTGGTAAATTTATATTTGAATAATCTACCGTTGGTGTTTCGAATTTAACTTTTGGTTTTTCTTTTTTTGACATATCCAAAGCTAAATGTTTTGCTCCCGTTGAAATAGCCTTCGTTCTAACATAATAACAAAGTGTTTTTAATCCTCTTTCCCATGCATGAAAGTGAGATGAGGTAATCTTTGATAATGTTGGGTTAGCCATGTAAATATTCATCGATTGGGATTGGTCGATAAATGGTGCTCTGTCGGCTGCCATATCAATAAGTTGTTTTTGTGAAATCTCCCAAATAGTTTTGTATTTAGGTATTAAATGTTCAATTCGTTTAACTTTTTTATTGTAATTTTTATCTTCACTATCTAAGTAATTATTGAAGTTGATATTCTGAATTGACCCTTCGTTGATGATTATTTCATTTTTCAAATCCTCACACCAAATACCAATTTTTTCAAAGTCATTAATAAGGTATTTGTTAACAATCATAATTTCACCACCCACAACTCTTCTATTAAATAACGCCGAGTGTGCAGGTTCGGTCATTTCAAATGAACCTGTAATCTTAGCAGAAGACGCTACCGGCATTTGAGCGGTGAATAATGAATTACAAATTCCATGTTCTTTAACATTTTCTTTTAACTTATCCCAATCCCACATTCCTGAAAGATTGTCTTCATTTAATCCCCACATATCATATTGGAAAATACCTTTTGACATTGGTGAATTATTGAAGTATGTGTATTGTTGATACTTACCTTCTTTACAAAGTTGGTTACTTTCAAAAATAGCGGCATAATAGATAGTTTCAAAAATATCTTTATTTAATTTTTTAGCTTCCTCTGATGTGAATATATAATCCATTAAATAGAATACATCGGCTAAACCTTGAGTTCCAATCGCGATTGCTCTTTGTTCTAAACCACCCTTTCTACCTTTTTCAGTTGAATAGTTATTAATATCAACAACTTTATTCAAAGCTCTAACAACTTTTCTAACTTCGTTAAATAACAACTCAAAGTTAAATTTACCGCCCTCAACAAAGTTTTTAAGGACCATAGATGAAAGAGTACAAATCGCTGTCGTCTTTTCGTCGGTATATTGGTAAATCTCATTACAAAGATTGGATTGTTTAATTACACCAATATTTTGATGATTGGTTTTTTTATTAGCATTATCTTTAGAACATAAATAAGGAACACCAGTTTCAATTTGTGATTCAATAATTTTACTCCAAATAGTTTGAGCAGATACTTTTTTACCTAACCCCATTTGAACTGCTCTATTATACATTTCTTCATATTCCTCTCCGTAACATTCTTGTAAAGGTTTTAAACCGGCCTTAATGATGTCATTAGGGCAAAACAAATACCAATCTGAATTATTTTTTACCGCTCTCATAAAGTTATCGGGAATCCAAATTGCTGTAAATAAATCACGAGCTCTTAATTCTTCAGCACCTGTGTTCTTTTTAATATCTAATAAATCAATAATGTCTTTGTGCCATGGTTCGATGTATATCGCAGCACTTCCCGGTCTTCTTCCTTGTTGGTTAAAGTATCTTAATGACTCATTAACAATTTTTAAATATTTTAACAATCCTCCTGCATAACCACCTGATGATGAAATTCTACTTTCTTTACTTCTGATGTTAGACATGGATAAACCAATACCTGCAGCGTCTGATGAGAATGTTGATATATCATTAAGTGTTCCAAGTAAACCGTCTCTTGAATCTGAATTATTATAATGTAATACACAAGAAGCAAGTTGGGGAACCTTAGTTCCAGCATTAATCATGATTGGGGTTGCCTTTGAAATCAATTGGTTGGACAACGATTTATAATATTCAGCGGCAGCCTCAAAAGAATCCGTAACCCATAAAGCAACTCTCATATACATATGTTGAGGTCTTTCAATTACTTGTCCGTTTGGTCTTTTTAACAAATACATTTCTTGTAATGAACGCCAAGCAAAGTAATCAAAATTATAGTCATTTTCATGGTTGATAACTGCGTCAATAGTGTCTTCACCATATTCTTTAATTGTTTCAATTAATTTTTCATTAACAACACCATCCTCATATAGTAACATCATAGTTTGTGAAAAACTATCATTTGTTTCTTTATGATATGATGAAATAGCAACTGATGATGCCAATCTGGAATAGTCGTGGTGACTACCAGTATATGATGCAGCGATTTCATATATCAATTTATCCAACTCTTTTGTTGTAATCTCACCCTCAGTTGGTACTGACGTTATCACTTTGATGAATATTTCATCGGAGTTTACGCTAAGGCTTTTTGCCGCACGTTTTACTCTATTGTAAATTTTTTGTGGGTTAAATGAAGCACTTTCCCCTCCTCTTTTATTAATTTTTAATGACATAGTTTATAATTTAAAAATCGTCTGTAAATGTTATGGTTTCGTTTAACTTCGCTTTTTGGTATTCAACTGTTCTAGACTCAAAGAAATTACCTTTTGTTTCCACAGCGATTTGTTCCATGAATTTAAAGGGTTGTTCAACGTTAAATTCTTTAGAACAACCTAACTTAACTAATAATCCATCAACAACAAATTCCAAATATTGTTTCATTAAATTAGAATTCATACCAATTAAAGAAACAGGTAGAGATTCTGTGATAAATTCTTTTTCAATTTCTAAAGCTGACAAAATAATTTCTTTTATTCTTTTTTCTGATGGTCTTTTTTCTACGTGATTATTCAATAAGTGAATTGCAAAATCACAATGTAAATTTTCATCTTTAAAAATAAGTGAGTTAGCGTTACATAGTCCTTGCATAATACCTCTTGATTTCAACCAAAAGATTGAACAGAATGAACCTGAAAAAAAGATACCTTCAACCGCGGCGAACGCAACTAATCTTTCAGCAAACGAAGCATTTTCAATCCACTCTAAAGCCCACTTAGCTTTCTTTTGAACTGCAGGTAATCTATCAATCGCGTTAAAACATTCATCCTTTTCTTTTGGATTATTGATGTAAGTGTCAATCAATAATGAATACATAAGTGAGTGAATGTTTTCCATTGCTAATTGCATCCCATAAAAGAATTTAGCCTCAGGGTATTGAACCTCTCTATAAAAGTTTTCGGCTAAATTTTCATTTACGATACCATCAGATGCCGCAAAAAATGATAAAACATTTTTAACAAAATATTGTTCATTCTCAGTAAGAGATTCCCAATCTCTGATGTCATTTGTTAAATCGATTTCTTCAGCGGTCCAAAACGCTGCTTGGTGTTGTTTGTAAAATTCCCATATATCATTGTGTTCAATTGGGAAGATAACGAACCGACCAGGATTTTCTGTTAATATTTTTTCCATAATAAAATTTAAATTAATTACTTTTTGATTCTTGTTCTTTCTGCTTTTTCTTTTCTAAAAGCTCTCGAACTCTATTTCTATTTTTTTCTTCTTTTTGTTCTTCTAAACCTAAGAACGTTACACTTTGTTCTGTGTCTATATCAAGCATTGCATTATCAAACTTACAGTTTTCAAAGACAATACCGTCTTTTCCAATTCTTGATTTTGTAATTGCTATCGTCGCTAAGTTCATTTCTTTTTGTTGTAAACTTTTAGCGACAGTTATAATTACGTGACCCACTTGTGCCTTTTTAATTGACCCACCCATTTGGTCTGTAGTAACAACTTCAGATGATATTGAATTTCTATTACCCTGAGTTGCAGTCCAACCGGCAATATCTAATTCATGACACATAGCCTCAAATGCTCTCATTACTGAACCTTCACTTTTCCACTCATCACTTAACATTTTATCAGGAACCACACAATCAATATAGTCTAAAATGATAACATCAATCTTTGTTCCTTCGGCTATCATTTTTCTAACTTGATTTTTTATTTGGTTCATTGTTACCGTATCCGAAGGTAACTTTTTCAATATCAACTTATTTTTCATAGTTGATTGAATGTGTCTAACTTTTTCTACTACATCATCTCTGTTTTCAGTTAAATCATCAGGATGCATTCCAGTCCAAAGTGTAATATGTTTTCTTTGTATGATTTTTGGGTTATCCTCAAAAAACACTTGTAAAACATTATAACCTAAATTAAATGCATGGTTAGCAATTTTTGTAGTGAAAGTTGATTTACCTACACCTGTGGGTGCTAAGATAACACCAATTTCTCCTTTTGCCAAACCGCCACGAAGAAGATTGTCAATACCTGGAACTCCAATTGGAATGGGGTGTCTATAATCGTCATCTAAAACCTCATCAAGGTTGAAGAAAACATCGGTTGTCCCTTTATCTACTTCACCAACTTGTAACGCTCCTCTAACCATTTCTTCTAAGTGGTCATAACTTTCAAATTCACCTTTATCAATAATTGATTGGGCTTTAGTCATAACTTTCTGTAGTTCTTGTTGTTTACAGAATTTAAGTGACTTTTCTTGAACAAACATTGAACCTTCGTCTGATACGTTTTTTACTTGGTCTAAGGTATCTAAAATACTTTTTTGAGCCATTGGTGATGAAACCTCCGATTTTGTTAACTGCTCTAATGTATCAAAGGTTGGGGTATGTTCATATTTGGAATAATATTCCTTAATCATTTGACAAATAATTCTAAAATATTGGTTGTCAAAATAGTGTGGGTCGATAACTTCAAGGATGGAATTTGAGAAATCTTTATATAGTATAATGTTATTCAATAATTGAATTTGAAAAGTGTTTCCCAGGTATCCAAAGCTTTTTTTATCTGACATATTTTTTGATTTTTTTAATTGTTGTATATGATAAATATGATTAGATTAACGAATAATTCATATAGTTGTAAGATAAATTTTTAGCTGAAAAAATGTCAGTAAGGTTCTTCAATATGTTTTTTATTGATGGTCTTACATCCAGCGTATATCTTACCTTTGGGGGGTATAATTTAGCGTCAATAATATAATGACAAATTGTCTCATTTCCGATTCTTAAAATAATGTTAAATCTTTCAGGACCGTCTGTATTTGATGTTTCTAAAACACTTGAGTCTTCTTCAATTTGAAATCTATTTTCCAACATATAAACCGCACATTTGTTGCGAAGTTGGTTTTTTAAATCTTCTCTTAGCCCATACATGTAGTTTATCAATTCTACACTTCCTTTTGTTTTAGGATTATAACCTTTAACGTTAAAAAATCTTTGAACCACGAAATTATCATTTAGTGTTATAAGAAATTCAACTTTTGTTACGTCGTTTTGTTCTTTCATAATTTTACTTTTTGTTTTTGAATTTTGACTTTTCTTTTCTTGTTAACTTTAAAAATGGTTTTAAAAAATAAACCCAACTATCATCACTCTTTGGTAAGTATTTGAATAATCCATCTTCCATCATCATTCGAATAAGATTCTTATAACCTCTCCCATCAGGGTCTAATGATTCTGAATAATACGATTGAACAAGTTCTTTACCCTCTTCATTTATCAAAGGTTCACTTAGGTCTACAAGTTTTTTGTTAATGACATAAAACTCTTCACCAAAAACACCTTCTTTTGTCTTTCCCGATAAAAGATTTTGTAATGATTTGTTATCTTTATTTTCTTTAAGTAACTCTTCTCCTTTAGACAAAATATCGGACAATTCAACGTGATTTTCAAGTAACTCAGGAAAAAACTTGAATAATGTTTTTTCACCCAAATAGAAAATACCGTCAATGTTGTCTGAACTATCTCCAGTAAGAATTTTGATTGTTTTGACATTATAATGGGGAACTTCAAAATCACTCATTTTAATAGTGTCCCCCATCTTATAATATCTTTTTGTGGATGGTGAATAGATAGATACCTTTTCAGAAATTAATTGTGTAAGGTCTCTATCACTTGAGAATATAGTTTTATCCTCGTCTTCAGAAATCTGACAATAATAAGCAATTAAATCATCGGCCTCAGAATGTTCAACTTGAACTTGTCTTACAAACATCTCTTCAAGATATTGTTTAACTCGTTGTTTTTGACCTTCACAAGATTCTTCTTTATACTCATTAGATGGTTCACGTCGATTTAACTTATATTTAGGGTATATAAGTCTTCTTTGTGACGAATTAGTTTCACTATCCCAAAATACAACTACTTTGTTATAGTTATTTTCATCTATGAACTTTCTTAAAGTATTTAAAAAGTGCCAAATAGCACCAATATGTTGCCCGTTGTGAAAGTAATCTTTCACACCATGAAAACCAATTTTAATTAAATTGTTTCCATCAACCAATAAGGTTTTTGTCACTTTTTTGTTTTTTAATTGTTACTACTCTACTTCTTCTTTTTCTGTTTTCAAATCAAAGTCACCATCAACTCCGATTATTTCCTTCCAATACTCAGCATATTCTTTCTTATACTTTTCTACGGAAGCTTTCTCCTCTGTAGTATCTTTACCCGGTAAGAACCCGTGTGGCGTTACGATAATTCTACCATCTTCAAACCCAAGTCCGTTGATGTGGTTTTTCATAACAGATACTTTTGTTCTTGTAGCAAACTTAACTGTTCGTTTGTCTTTAGTTGCTGTAATCTTAGTTGTGCCCGCACCTTTTTGATTTCCGAACAAGAACACTAACGATGAGTTTAACCAAATTGCTTCACCACCTTTTGCTTTAATTTTGGGTTGACCGAACGGATTGTCAGGTAATTCCACCCATGGTTGATTAACAATGATTAAGGTATTTTCGTATTTAGAATCTGATTTACGAGACCCCGAAATACGTTGGTTGATACCCATACCAATTTTGTCGGCCAATGTTGATGCGTTGTGTTGTTTACCACCTTTACCTTCATAAGTCATCTTACAAGGAACAGACCCTACTGAATCCCATAAGAAACATAATGAATATTCTAATTCACCCTTTTCTTGAGCATCTAACAAACTATTAATATAATCTGTAATTTGTTCGATGTATTCAAAATTGTTGTTGAATATAAAAAATCCGTCCCAATCAAGTTCACCCGTTTCTTCGTCAACCACTTCTTCACATTCAAACCCCATTAGTTTTGCGTGTTCAAAAGACCACTTCTGTTCTGTAATAATGAATACAGGTAGAATACCTTTCTTTTGTGCATCAACCGCAGTTTTAACTAATGCTGTAGTTTTTCCTGTGTCAGAGTGACCTAACAACATATTAAGGTGTCCAATAGCGGGACCTGGTAAACCAACCGCATCCAAGAAGTCAGAACCCAAATCAAAAAATCTTTGTGGTTTATACTTCGCCGATGTGGAGAATTTTTTCTTTAATGAACCGAAATCGTTTTTCTTAATGGCCATATTATAATTCGTATAATTTAAATTCTGTTATGGTTTCTAACTTATCTTTTGCGTCGGTAAGTTGTCCAACCAAATTGTCCATTTCTTCTGTGTGTTGTGGATGTTCTCCAATTCCAACAGGGTTTGTAAAATAAACATATAAACGTGCTTCAGCGTCAGCAATCTCTGCTTCATACTTTTTGATTAAAGCGTCTTTTAGTTTTTCTGCAATAATTGGTTTCATGTTTTTGTTTTAATTAGTTAATAAAAAAAGCATGGACACTTGCAAGGTATCCATGCTTTGATAAAATTTAGAATGGCAAATCTTCTGCAGGTTCGTCATTTGCTTGTGGGTCTGCAGGAGCAGGTGTTTCTTGTTTTGTCCCCCCAAGTGAGATTTCTGCTTCTTCTCCGTATACATACTTTTTAAGTTCAGAAGACCAAATTGGAGTTTCGCCAACTGCAACTGCCTCTAAGTATTCTACAGGTTTTTTTGAATACGCATCATTCCACGTAAGTTCATCTTGGAGCCATCCTTCCATAATTCCTTTATCTTCGTGAAGTGGTTGAGGGTCATCATACATGATTGTTTGAATAACCGTGTATTCTTTTCCTTGTGGTGTTTTTGCCTTTGTAAGTTCGATGATTAAATCACGTCCTTTTTCAGCATCTGTAACGTCACCTTTAGCTTTCCAAATTGGTAAGATTTTATCTAACACTCCTTCTTGTTTGTAGTTGTGTTTGAATCTCCAAAATTTAACACCGTCTTGTTCGTTGTCACGGTCAATTACTTTTACAATGTAAAATAAACGTGAACGGTACTGAGATGCCAATTCTTTATCCTCTTTCTTACCTGTCGAAATTAGTTCATTATAAACTTCAGTCAATGGTGAACGTTGGTTGTCATTTTTATCGGGGTCATACAACTTAACCCATTGTCCGTTTACTTGAATTTCGTGATACCACACTTCAACAAATGGTGAAGAACCATCTTTTGTAGGTAAGATACGGATTCTACGAGATGCGGATTTTTCATTCTTTTGAAGAATAGCTGAAAAATACTTTTTCAATCTGTCTTCTTGTGAGATGTTTGATTTTTGCGAACTTGATGTGGTCGCGTTCTTTTCGTACTGTGCTAGTACTGAATCTAATACTGAATTTGCCATAAATAAATTTTTAATTATTACTCTTTTATCTACAACAAATATAGGTGAATATTCAAGTTTGTCAAATAAAAAAGGGGACAAACGCCCCCTTTATTTATATTAAAAATTATGTGTAAAATTACATATTGTCTTCTTCATTATCGTAAATGTTAAATGTTTTTTTAACTTCGTTAGGTGAAAAATTCTCAACCTCATCTGAAGTTAATACATATTCATTTTTTCCTGTTTCTTCCATTTCATCTTTTTTGTCATCAAAAAAATCAGTTAGTTTTTGATTATATGGATAAGAGTCCAAAGAACGTAACATCAATTTTTCTTCAGGTGTTTTTTCTCTGTATTTATCAAATTTAGATTCCAAATCATTTATCTTATTCATTATTTGGTCCATGTTCTCTAACTTAGATGCTAAATCATCAAGTTTAGAAAACATACTATCCATGAACTCATCTTGTTTAGCTTGTATTTCTTGTTGTGATGTTACAAGGTCCGTAATATCAATTTCTTCTGATTCTTCATCTTCACCACCTTTTGCTTCTCCACCCACTTCTTCAACATCAGGGTCATTTTCAATATCAACAGGTTCAGGAATAGCCTCTCCCCCTGCTGGTGCTGCTCCCGCATCAGGTGCCGGTGCCGCCCCTGCATCAGGTGCCGGTGCTGCTCCTGCATCAGGTGCCGGTGCTCCCGCTTCGGGCGCTGGTGGTAAATCACCTTCAGGTGCCGGTGGTTCGGGTTGTTCATTAAGAATGTATGAATTAATTTGGTTAAAACGTTTTAATTCTTCTAAAATTTTTCTTTCTATACTCATTTTTATATTCTTAACCGTTTAGTAATGTTTTAACTCCTTGTGGAGTTTCGACTCTTAATGTTCTATTTGTTTTCATGGTATTATCCACTCTTTCAATTAAACCATCTTTCATTCTGATAGTATAACAATCGCCTGTGTCTAAGTCACAAACTTCCTGATACCCATTACCCGCATCTTTTTGAGTAACTCTTGTATCTTTTTTTAAATAATCGTCTAATAGTGCTTTCATATTATTCATAGCATTTTATTATATAAATATATCTTAATTTGGGTTTTGTTTAAAATATTCATAAGCATTAGTAAATACGCTAACAAAAAGGTTATAAGTGTTCACACTATAGTCTCCATTTGGTTCTGAAAAATCATTTACAGTGGTATCTTTAATTCCTTCAGAATTTAATGAATTGGTAAACGCCAATGGTGTTAACCACGTAGTATAAGCTATTTGGAATAAAGCTTTACCGTAACTTTTATTTATATCTGTATCAACATTTAACGTTTTAAGTGGTTCGACATTATTTTTTACAACTTCATTCATAAAAGAAGCCATAAATGCAATTGATTCTGAAAGATTATCAAATTTTACTAATCTTAATGAATTGTTGGCAATTTTAACGCATGATTGTTTTTTAATATATGAATTTAAATTTCCAGGCCATGAGCTCTCAGTGTTAATCTCGAATGGATTATTATTAATACAATTATAAACGTCATTATTTAATGTAGTACCAGTCATAATTTGAGCAATACCCCAAATAAGTGCCCTCATATTAGTGTCAGTTGTTGCTTGTTTTATTAAAGGATAAATGTCTTCTGTAGTAAAAGTTGTTTGTGTGAGGTCTTCAAAAGGTATATTTATATATGGTGTTGGGATATTATCTTTACAATCTGAATCATTTCCCGCTAAAGTATTTATTGTTGGATTTTCACTTAACAATTTTTCCTCATCTAATCTTTGTTGTGTTTTTGGTTTTTTATCTTTTGCCGCAATTTCTTTAATTTTACTTATAACATCTTTATTAACTGACGCCAATAAATTATCAACTTGTGGTAATGCATATTTAGGAATTCTTGTTCCTTTAAAATCAGTATCAAAACCTCTTTCTGTCACATTATGGTTTACTTCTGTAATCCAATAAGGTCCATAAAACATAGGAACGTGTCTTAAAATAAAATACATAGTTGGTTGTATCATGGCATTACCCATAGATGTTACCCCACAAGCATATGACCTAGATTTATATATACTATATAATGATTGTGATTGTTGACCAACTTTATCCCCTGCAACTGAGCTACCCATATCAGCGTAAACTTTAAATGACTCTGAAGTATTTTTCATTTCTGACATGTCTAAACTCAAACTTTTAAATATGTTTTGGTTTCTAATTCCAAAATCTACCGCAAATCCAACAACACGATTACTTAGTGAGTAATTTGTATTTGGGTCTGACCTTCTTACTGGATTATCAGGAACTCTTAAATCAAAACTATCGTCACCAAATCTATTAAAAGTGTTTTCTTTTGGTTTAGGATATTCTGAAGGGTTACCAATATATAGACATAAAAATTTTGGACTTGATTTGGTATAATCCACTTCTAAATAAGTCCCAAATAAACTATTACCAATTTCACTATCCCTTAACGCCTCTGGTTTTTTTGCGGCTTGTTGGATTCCATAAAAATTAATGTAAGCGGGCATTGCCATAAAAATAAAAAAATTATCTTCCAAAATTGAACTAACCAATGACATTAAACTTTGATTTTGATTAGTGTCTATGGATAATCTACTTACCACTTTTTCAACATCTAAAACAAAACTATCTCCTAAATCACTATTTGCTCTATCCATAAATAAGAAATCCTCAAATAATGTATTTGTTTTTAAATCAGAACCCGCAATCCATTTATCATTAAAACCTTTTAATGTATTATATGTTGATAATTTTGTTGTATCTCCATTCATTGCAGTTTTAGGTAAACCTAAATCAACCTCAATATTTTTTAATATTTTATTTAAATTACTAAAAGTTTCATTTACCATCTTATTTTGTAAATCATACCTGTCTAAAAGAAAGTCATTAATATAAGTTGTAAATTTGTTTTTATCAAAAGTTTTATCTTCTCGTTTTAATTCTGAATATAATCTTATTAATGGGTAAAGTGTTTCAATATTTTCTTTTGTAAATTTTATATTGTTATCAAAAAAGAAATCAGAAACAAATGACTTTTCGGTATTAGGAAATGGTTGTGGAAATGAGAATGGTGTTGTAATAAAAGGATTTGTCGTTTGAATTCCAGGAAATGTTGAGACCGCGGCTATTAATTTTATCGGAGTTAATTGAAGTAAGTTTGGTATATACGTAATAACCATTTGGTAATCTCCAGGCGCAATGTCCTGTATTGTTGAAACGTACTGATAATTTGTTGTAAAATCATTTTCTGTGGTTGAGGGAACCGTATTTGAACTGTCTTCAATATTTGAGTATGGTTGATAGAATTTAATATTTTGAAGTTTGGTTTTGATATCTTGTGGATTTGCTTCACCTATAATTCTAAAAACTTGATAAGTACCATCTGTTTTTTGGACGTTAATAATATCTGTAGTTCCTGAATTTGCCGGAAATTGAGTTGAGTAATCTCCAATAAATTGTACTTGTACTGATTGTGTTGCTGCGGTTGTAATACCACTAACTGAAGGAAACGCACTATCAACTTGATTTTGATAATCAATCCCATTGATAGATGAAAATCCAACATATTTTCTAAGCGCTTTCCAAGCTTCAGAATTTTTAGCTAAACTTTGTGTCAAAGTAATTGGAGTTCCGTCCCCTGGTAAATTATTGGCGATATAACTATCAAAAGTTAATTTGTCCACAGTTTGCATTTGAGTCAGGTTACTGAATGAGTCAAATAATTTTCTATCAAATTGTGTTGGGTTACCAATTTTTATAACACAATCAAAGTTTAAAAACTCTTTAAGTGTTGTATACATTGTTTGTAATTGGTCATCAATTAACATGTTACCATCGTTTTCTTCATTTGTACCATCAAAAAACATGGTTCTATAGGTGAATAAACCACTTATTTGACTTTTTAATAATTTTAAATTTGCATTTGTTAATCCTCCACTACTTGTGTAAGATGTTTTGATGTTTTCACTATTTAATATCAAATCATTTGCCGATGGTGTTGGGTTACAAAACGTTAAAAACTTAGCCTCCATCTTATCTAATAAATCAACATCAAATAAATTAAAAATTTCCTCAATCAAAGAATATGTTGATTGGTTATTTGTAATATCAAAATCATTTTGTGAATCGGTATTTGTTTTGATTACTTTTAGATATTCAGTAGGTTTTGGTTTTTTTATTAAAGAATTATCAAAATAACCAAAATGTGATGCCCCCCAAAGTGTTCTTACAGTCCCATTAAACATTGATTTGTTATCATAGATATCTTTTGTTATTTCATTAGTATCGTTAAAACATTCAAAAATTGCTTGGTCAAACGGAACGGCACCCATGGATGGGTACATTATTATTTTTTTACCAGGTGTTTTTGTATCACCACTATCGACTCTATATACATATGCATTTGTTTTTATTAGTGTCCTTATATTGTTTTGTTGGTCAAACCCTTTTGGAAAACTACTTGATGATTTACTTGTAAAACCAATTCTAAACCCTTTCTTTTTATATGCGTTTGAAAAATCATTTGCAGTATATCCTGTAAATAAATCTTTCCCGTTTAGATAGTACTCAACAGAATTAACCACTTGTGGATAAAATCCCGTATTAAAAATATCGGTTCTTTGTGTGAAATTTGGGAATGCCCCCAAAAGTTCTACTCTTTGTAATGATATTTGTTTTGGATTTCCACTATAATCAAGAATAGTATAATTTGTATAAGAATTACCACTAACAGGGTCATATGATTTTGCATAATCAAAATCTTTCCATACATCATCTAAAATATCAATTTTGTTATTAACATAGTTTTTATATCTATGCCAAATTGAGCCGTATTTTAATACCCAAGCATATGGAACTTGGTGTATTGAAGAAAATTTGTTGAAGGTTGCGGCTAAGTAATCTAAATCAGTAGCAACAACTCCGTTGAAATTTTTTATTTTTTCCTTTGTTGTTATAAGTGGTAATGAATTAAGAAACAAATATCCAAGAGCAGCATATGGGTTTGATTTTTTACTTTTTTGTTTTTTTACCCCTTCAGTCAATGCATTTACAAAATATGGTGTGTTTAATAATGATGTTGTTTGTATAAATGTTCCTAAATTACCGCTATAACTAGAACCATAATCAATGTAAGATTCTGTAAGATATAAATCTTTTTGTTTTCTATTTTCAAAATAATTTTTGAGAGCCAATTGTGAATTTATGACTTGTTCGGGATTACTGGAGTTTGTAAACTTTTGTTGGTTTTGATTTTCAAAAACAGTTTGACTTGTAAAAAGTTTTAAATTGTTGTAATTATTTTTACTTGTAGTTCTTGCAATTGTTTTTTTATTTTCTAAAAAAACAAAACTATTAGTTGTATTATTAAAGTCTTCATATTTTTCAATTTTATTACCATTAGACATATTATTTTTTAACCACTTAACATCAGTAAATGGGTATGTGTCCAATCTATTTTTTTGAGAAGTCGCACTATCATTTAAAAACTCACCCATATTTTTTATCAAAGGTAAATCCGCGGAAACTTGTGTGGAACTACTTTCTATTGTGTCAATTGAATAGATTTCATTAATAGTTTTTAATAAATTTTGTATATACTCGGTTGTAAAAATATCCCTAATATATGTTTGCCAACTTTGTCCCTGCCCATTGTTAGATATTACTTTCATATATTCAACAAGTTTTTGCATGTTGAATTTTGAATTCCTAAGGGTTTGATTTAAAGTAATATCTTCAGGTGCAATTAAACTTAAATTTAAACTTTCTATATCACCATAAAATTTATCTATCTGATTTTTTGTTGCAACATTATTAGGTAAATTTCCGTAATGTGAGCTTAAATAAGTTCTTTCAAAAATTTCATAAAATATTTTAATCGCATTTAAATCTTGATAAGGTGCGGTTTTGAAAGGGAACTCTAACGCTCCACAAGATACGTATTTTGTAACATCTGTTGGGTTATCATATGAATAATTTGATTCGGGTCTTTCTTTTTCTAAAGACGCCTTAATAAAGGCTTCTGTAAACCCAACCTCAGGCCAAATTCTATAATCGTACGCTTTAGTTTGTCTAATGTATTTTGCATCTCCAGGATACTGTATAGTATACAGGTCAGAACCACTTTCTTGTTTTTCTAAAGTAAAATATAAAGGCCATGGGTAAACAACATTGTCATCATTTAATTCACCACTAGATTTTTGTATACTCTTTAAAGCGTCTACTGAAAAGTTTTTTTCTGCAGGTATAACTGCCAATAACCTATCTTTTTCAGTTCTAACATTCCAAGCCTCCTGATGATTATCTTCCATTAATCTGTAAAAGGCATCAGCACCTGCCATTATTACCGCAAAAATATTTCTTATTGTTGGTTTAAACCCTAATCCACCACCTCCCTTTGTGGGTTGTTTTAATTGTTGTTCAGCATAAAATTTAGTTAATCTATCTTCAATGATTTTTTGTTTAGCCTCTAAACTAGTTGTCATGCCATCCAGTTTGTCTAAATATGAATTTTTTATAAAAGTTCCGTCTGAAATAATTTTATCACCAAAAACAAAGTAATCGGGTTTATCTTCAATCCAATCACCATTTTCATTTTGCACTTTAGTATCTAAAACGGCAGTTAAAGTTTCATCTCTGACAAACTTTTCATAACCTTCAGTGTCTGTTGATGTTAACGGTTTGTTATACCTTGATTGATAAGTGTTTCTAACATTTTCTTGATTGTCCGACCAAGTTTTAAAATCTAACTTTCTTAATACGTCTTTTTCATTTTTTACAGTAATGTTGATTTGGTATTCGGCACTTTTTCCTTCCCCAAATGTCGCATTTTCTTTTAAGTATGAAACATATTTTTGTATTCTATCTTTAATTTTTGTTTTAAAAAGTTCTCTTGATTCAAATGTGATTTCTTTTTTAAATGGGTAATAAATTTCTTGTCCGACAATGTAGTAACTACTTCTATCTAAGTAATTATTAATTGCATATTCAAATACTTCAGTTTTTAATTTATTTAAATTGTCTGCAAAATCTTGTAAATCATTTAATTTTGTAAAATCTTCTTGTTTAGTTAAGTCGGCCTTTAAACCTGTTTTGTAATTTTCTACCCTATGTACAAAATCTTCTATAGATAAAACCGGAAAGTCTGAAGAAATTAATCCTTTTCTTTTGTATATATCGTAGACTTCTTTTAGTTTTTGTCTTCCCTTATATGTATTGAAATAACTTTTGTTACCGTTTGGCTCTGTTACGGTTATCTGTGTATTATACATTTTTGGTGCAGTTATCGCGTAAGACAATGGTGTGTCAAATAAAAGTGCGGTGAACTTACCAATTAATTTTAGTGAAATATTATAATTACCAGTATCAGCATCAAAAGAAGCATTAAAAGACATTAAAGATAGTCTATATCTGACCGCCTTACCATAATAACCTTTAAGGGTTAAATAAAATAATGGATATGGAAAGTTAAAAAATGCAGAATACAATGAATTCTCACCCTGTTCAAATAAAGACCTACCTTGTATGTCAACCATTTCAATCGCAACCTCAGGAACTCCAGTTCCTTTAATATTAACTCTAATAGATTTAATACCTAATAATTGTGTATCTTCATTATTTTTTACGCTCCTTTGAAATGATTGTCTTCCTTCATTACTAACAACCCTTTCAGATGTTTGATTGGCTCCCATTTGTTGTCTTGAGCCTTCACCTGTTAATTGATTAGACCAACTAGTATCAAATTCAGTTTTACCCTTTGGTTTTAAAAAATTAACTTTAAGGGCATCATCGCCCTTAAAAATTGTGGCAATTGTTGTATTAAAAACAGGGTCAGTAAAACTTTGTCCTATCGCCAATTTTGTTCTAGGTATAATAAATGTTTCTAAATTTGCATAATAAACCAAATCTTCGTGGTCAACTAAGCGTTCTTCTTTGTTACCATCAGGAGTAAAAACTTCGTTTGGGTTTACAATAACGATATTATCGTATTCTGTCTCAATGTAAATTTTTTTATTTTGTTTTTGTCTAACGGCCATAATAGAATATATGTGTATCTAATGAAGATTTGTAGTCTTGAAGTGCTGCGGTTAATGGGTATGGGATTATTAAAATAGTTCCATCTGGTATGTTTTGTTCTAATCCGCCATACATTGGGTTAGCAGCAAGTATTAACCATCCGAAATAAGGTGTTCCATATTTTTCAAAACTAATTTTATCTAATCGACTTTGACCTGACCTATAAAGATACTGTTGGTCGGTAACTCTAGATGGAATAGTTAAAAATGGAACAACAGTTTGCTTCCCATTAATTAAAAAATCCTTATATCTGTTATAGTAGTCCATTATTTAAACTTTTTTTTCAAATTAAATTTATCTCCTCCACTATTAATTGATTTGTATAAATTTGACAAATCTCTACTATCATTTGAGTTAGCCGGTACTTGTGATTGATACCACATTAACCTTTCTTTATCTTTATTATAAGGTAAATAATTGGTAAATGTAGAATTAAAGTATTCTGTTCTGAATTTTTCAATTTTATTATTAACTTCAACCATAGAAGCTAAATAAGCATTTTGCAATCCTTTATTTGGATTTTTCACATTATTCATTAAATATAAAAACCAATCATCTTTGTCCTGTTGGTTAGCGTTTGGTATTGCTTTGTTAATTAAGTCATCTACAAATTTATCAGGGTTATCAATAATAGGTTTACCAAATAACATAAAAAATCTAGTGTCTCCAGGTTTGTTTTCAGGTAAATAAGTGTTCTGAGTATAATTACTACTATAAACATCATCACCTGTAGGAATTAAAGAGAACTCAGAAAGTTTTTGATAATATGTATTCATATCATCTTTTACTAAATATGAATCTAAAACCAATTCTTGTAGTGTGTCCACAACATTAGGTAATGTTGGTTGGGTAACCTTTGTTGTTCCTGAAAGATTATAAACAACAGTTGAGAAGGTTTTCTTTATAAACCCGTCATGTCCATTAGAAACAAAACTAATTTTATCAATTAAACTAATTAAATCTAATTCATTCGTTGAAATTTCATTAGAGTAATTCTCTAACGCATTTGTCATTTCGTTCTTTCTCGTATCAATATTATCTTTTAATTGTTTTTTAATTTTTTTAATTTGTATGTCGGTCAAATTTTGATTATATACTGTAGGTAATAAAGGACACAAGTCGTTATCTATATCTTCTTTAGTCTTAGTTGCTAAATCGTTTAATTTATCTTGTATTGTACTAGCATAACCAAATATGTTAGCCGTGTTTGATAAATCACCACCTAAACTATTGAAAAACCCGTCTGTATATTTTCTATCCTTAGTGAATATTTGAAGACCCCCAATTAAATATTCTTGATTAATTTTTTCTAAAGTAGATGTTGTTTTTTCTACATATGATTTAGTAGAGTCCACTAACTTTGACATAATGTCTTTATATGTGATAGTTCCGGTTGTTGCTGAAGTTACTAAATCAACAGTGTTAGTTTTAGTAACACCAATGGTTACTCCACCATCATTTACCGTAGGTCTTGTGGCTGATGTGTCAACGACATTTAACTCATCTTTTATTTGTGATATTATTTGTGCATCATATTGACTTAAATCTAATTGAGACGTGGATTCGGCTCTTTCGTCATACATTTCAGTATTACCATAATAGTTAAAACTTAATGCATTTTGTAATTTAGCGACAGGTTCCGCCAATCCATGTCCACCAATAAAAGAAAAAGAAACCGTAACATCCGCAATCATTGGTTGGACGCCAATTCCTTCAGGATTTAAATCAAATGGTACTTCATCATATTTTAAGGTTAAACCATCTATTACTATTTTAGTGTGAAAGAAATCACCAATTCTTAATACGCAGATTGGTGGAGCCCCAAACGCACTATTTGATACGTCATTGTAAAGTAGTTTAACTTGACCCCCATTTGATTCAGAAATTGTAGGGATGGTATCACCAGGCCTCATACATTGTTGTAAGAAAACTAATCTAGAATTAAGCCCTTCAGGAGTTATTGAGTGAAATGCCGGTTGGAAATATTTTATTTTAGATTTTATTCCATCGTATATCATCGGGGCATTTTGTTGAATATATTCAAAATAGTTACACTCAGTTAAAAGTTTTCTTGCTAATCTTTTTGTTAAATCTTTTCTTTTTTCAAAAGTTTGTGTTTGGACATCTTGTGGTCTTGTATTAATACTATTGGTATATGGTTGCGATTCTGGTGATTGTGAAACAAATGATTGTGAAGATGAGTTAGGTTGTGTTATACTTTGTCCTGTACTTTCTTGACCTGCAGGACCTGTAATAATAAAATCTTGACCAGCCAATTGTTGGTTTGTTTGTGATGGGTCACCATTATTTGTTACTACGTTACTTGACTCAGTATTTGTTGGGTTTTCATTTTGAGAAACGTTTTTGGTTCTTTCTATGTTAGAAATTTTTGTTCTTCTACAAGCCATAGCGTTAACAGAAACAGTTCCGTCTTTTTGTCTGTCTTGAAAATCTTTACTACATTTAATGAATTTATAAGGTTCATCGACAAGACTTGTGTCCTCACCAACTGTAGATTCTTTGATTTTTAATTTACCTTGTTGGACATATTTTTCCATTGTAGTTCCATTTGGTGAAGTTTGAGCATAAATCCATTTTTTAACGGAGTCATATCTTCTCTTAGATAAATTAATATTATAAGCGTTATCATTAACCGCCGAAGCACTTGCAACTAAATCAAATGAAATTGTGTCACCAGCGTCTAATAGAGGTCCAATTTTTTCAATGAATTTTTTTGCTTCTTCAAATTCTTTTTTAATATACCCAAAAAATTCTGATATTTTGTCTTTTCTAGTGTCAACAAAACTATCTAGGTATTTAATTTTAGCATCATTTGGTAATTGGTTTGTTACATAATTAGTATAATCTTTATATGTGGGGTCTCCATAAATAACAATTTTGTTTAATGCTGCCGAATAACTTCCACTTTTACCTAAATTTACGTATTGGTTTTCTGAAGCAATATATAAATCATACCAATGTTTAAAGTCCTTATCTACAGTTACCCCCTCTCTATTATTAGTTCCATCGGGGAAATTATTATCAAAATAAAATCCAATATCGGGAAACGTTGTTTTTAATGGTGGTTCCGTTGGTGTTGGTGTTGGTGTTGGAGATGGTGTCGGAGTTGGATTAGGTGTCGTACTAGTACATTCATCACCTGTTGGTGTAACCGTATTTGTCGGGTCCGGTGTAATAATTTGAGGTGTAGTTCCTCTTTGAACACAAATGTCTCCTTTATTACCTCCTGACAATGATAAAGTAATTTCATTTCCCGTACATGCAGTATATTTTAAATCAGTATTAACTCCAATTTCATAATGATAAACAGTACATGGTGGTGTTTCTGTTGGTGGAATATAATCATCATCTATATCTACCTCTTCTTCTATTGTAGTATAGTTATGTTCTTCGACTACTGTAACAATATCTTCCGTTGTTAAAATTTGAGTTTCAAAAACATCATTTGGTGTAAACATAGGGAATTTTGTTGTTAAATCCCATAAGTCGTATTTTGTACAACCCGCAAAGAACGAATCGACAATTTGAGTAATTTCTCCATTATTTCCTACGTTTTCTAACTCCTTATCAACTATTAAGTTTAATATAGATGGGTGGTCAACAATCACTTTAAATGATAAATTACCTTTTCTTGATGTATTAGTGTATGTATAAATTGGTTCTGTTCTTCCTAAAAACGTATTTTCATTCCATCCTGTCGAAATTTGTTCATCAAAACTTAATCCGTAAGGTGGAAACCACATAATACGTCCCCCGTTAGGTCCTTTTTCACAAGCAGGTAAATCTTCATAGGTGAAACCTTTTTTATTTGAAGTTCTCCAAGCTAAGTTTTCTAATGAAAACATATATTTTTTAACTTTACCGTCTTTGACACTATATCCATCAACAGGTGCTATGTTCAAATTCCAAGTATTATCTAAAACCGAATCTGTGTATTTTCTAATATTACCATCTGTTTTTTGTAATTCATCATATGTGTAATAAGGCCTGTCTTTTGTAAAAATTCTACAATATTCTAAACCTTTAATATCACCACCACCTGTTGAATTTTTTGTCGTGTATCTTACTACTCTTGAACCTTTTGTTATTTCTTGGTATCCGTCGTTAAAAACTTTAGATACTTGATTAATAGCCTTTCCGACATGTTCTCTACTACTACTTCTTTCACCCGCGTCAATTAACTTTTGTGTCACATCAAGTATTGACCCTGGTGTAAAATTATTATTTGTGGATTTAGTGCTATCGAACCCCGATAGATTATTAAAATTAAATTCACTATTATCTTCAAATTCTTGATTACCTCTACCTACTAATTTTCCAGGTAAAGGACAGTTAAGTTGGTCGGGGCTTTTACTACCAATCCAAGTTAACCCACCCGAAATATTACTACCTATCCATTTTACCCCATCTCTAGTTGCGCCTGCACTATATAAGTTTCTACTATTAATACCAAACTGAGTGTCGTCAAGTTGAGAAGTTTCATATAACTTACCCATATCTGAGTAAGAAAGAACAGGTCCCATAGCCGATGTCTTACCATCTCTACCATATGGTAAAAAAGGTGCCGGTGAAACTAATTCAGTTAAATGATTCTTTCTATCACCAACGTAAAATGAACCCGGAGGTGCCAATAAATTATTACCTATTTTATAGTTAGGTCTATAAATATTATATCTTAATTGGTCATATAATAATTTTCTTGTTGCCACTGATGTGTATTCAACTAATAATTCAGATGATGATTGATTAGCTGGTTGTAATGCACTGAATAATGAACCTAATGCCCCACCTATTAAAGATAGTGGATTCTGATATGGCCCATTACCTACCGAGTTAGGATAGTCAAAATATTCACCAGGGATATAAGAATATGGTGAATACAATCCTGCTAATTTGGCAGCAAAATTAATTCCTTGCCCAAATAAAAAGTCAGGTGTTGTGATATTATATTTTCTTGCAATAATTGGAACGTTACCCGTTAATAGTCCAATAGCATTGAATGGGTCTGTATTTGGGTTTGCGGATATTTCACCAGTTTCAGGATTTACATTACCACTAAATAAATTTATTTGACCTAATGTTTGTTGATATAACTCTAATGCAACTCTATGTTTAAATTCTTTGTTAAGTTGTTTTGCACCAATACCAGCTAAGCTTGAGTCCTCTGATAACGTACCATCAGAACCACTAGGATTATCACTTATTAATATACTATAAGGTGTATATGTTGAGGGTAAAAATATAAATGTGTTATCTGAATTTGCGTAAGGTAACTGTAAACCTTTTGTCTGTAAATATCTGAAAAGTGTTGGGTCATATTCTCCTGTTCCTGTTGCGTAAGTATTTCCAATATATGCCTCAGTTTCTTTTATACCCGCCTCTAATTCTAATTCACTACCAAAAGTATCTGTAGCATCTAAATAATTTCCTTGCGGTATTATTAAATTTTTTAATTTTCTATAAGGGTCAACTTCAAAAACACTTTGCCCTTGTTCAGGACCATATGGGTTTTGTAAAAAACTTGGTGTTCTTTCGTCTTCACCAATTAATTGTAGTTCACTATTAACTGTATCAGGAAAACCATATTCACCCTCATTTGAATTTGTTTGAAGGTTTTGATTAATTTGAACTTCATTTGTTGGTATATTATCAGGTCCATACTGATTAATAGCAAATAATACAGGTCTATCAGTATCACCAACAGTTTCTAACTGACTTCCAAAGGTATCAGGAAACCCATATTCACCCTCATTTGGATTAGTCTGATAGTTGTTATTAATTGGAACTTCAGTATTTGTTAAAAGCTGTGGACCGTACTGATTATTAGTTATCAATACAGGTCTGTCTAAATTTGCGGTAGTTTCTAAATTACCTCCAACAGTGTCTTGAATTGTATATTCACCTTCACCTATTGTGTTGATTACTTTATCATTATTTATATACCAAGCAGTTGAGCCAAAATCCGCCAAACCATTTTGTGGTCGATATACATTTTTTATAATAAGTTGTTTTTCAGTATTGTTACCAATAACTTCTAAATCACTTCCAATACTGTCGGGATATCCATAAACACCTTCGTTTGATTTATAATTTAGGTTATTATTTATTGGAACCATATTACCAAAGTCACCTTGGTTATTTTGTGGTCCGTATTGATTTATTGGTAATAAAACTTTTTCTTGTTGGTTTCCGATTTGTTCTACGCTTGGTGAATCAATTGGTGTAAGGTCATTAATTGTAAACTCAGATGACCCAGGTTTACTATTATTGGAAAATGCATTATCAACTTTATATGGTGGTAAATTACGCACCAAAAGTTTTTTTCTAAAATTTTCACTTGAATTAAATGATAGTGGACTCTCCATTTAGTCTTTTTATGATAAATAGATTGTTTTAGATTTTTTAGGCAAGAACCCCTTGTTGTTTTTTATAATCATTCAACTTATATAAGACCGTATCCATTATTTGTTTTTGAACTTGTGGTGAATTAAACATTTTTGTAAGTTGTCCTGGGTCACCACCTATTGACCCTGTCAAATTAATATTAATATCAATAGCTCCTCCAATATTACCGGAACCAGCTTTGTTAAGTGCCTCCCCTAAATTTGTTCCAACAGCAACATCATCCCCAACAATACCTTTATAAATTGCTCCTTTACTTAAAATTGTTGGGGCACTATTTGCCGATGGAAATAATCCATCTTTTACAGTAACTTCTGTGTCTTCACCTTTATATTCCTTACCCTCTACTTTTTGTTTTAACAATTCTTTTTCTGTGTTTTTAGAATATCTTTCTTTAGTATCTTCCATTTGTTTACCAACAGCACTAACACCTGTTTTTGCAATCTCATAAGTTTTGTCTTGAGCAACTTTTGCAACTTTACCATATGCGTCAATAGCATCTTTAGCGTCGGTTCTTAAACCATCTAACAATGCCTTTCTGTCCGTTTCTGCGACTGCTCCCGATTGTAATAAAACCGCATCTCTTATCGTTCTTGCGGATGCAGATAACTCTTCTGTGACAGATAATTGAGATACAGCCAAGTCTTTTGAGTCCATGTCGGCCTTAGCCTGATATTCTTTTAATTTTTTTTGTACATCCTCAGATTGTAATGCCGTCTTTAATTGTTCCGCACTGTTTGCTTCAATTTTCTTATATCCAGGTATATCTATTTCAACTTTTCCTCCTTCACCTATCTGAGCTAACCCCGCAACCATTTGTTGAGTTTCCTTATCTAATCCTTTTAAGTTAAATTTTTCGGTAAGGTAATCAAGTTTTGCTGCTTCTTTACCCGAATTAACTAAGGCATCAAAATCTTGACCTGTTATTTTTGCTTGTTCTCTTAATCTATATAAATCTTGAGTTCCTATGTCAAAGTTTCCAGTTTCTTTATTGAACGTAAATGCAGCTTTTGAAGATTTGACTAACTCATCTTGTAGACCGGCTAAATCTTTTTGTGCCATATATAATAGTTGGAAGGGGTCCCCAAGTTTTCCAACTTGCCCACCTAACATTTGAAATTTGGAAGCAGCTTCTATTGCTCCTTCTGGGTCTAATATACTTCCTTGTAAACTCATTGCACCTAATGATGATACATCTGTACGTAAAAGTTTTGCCTGTTTTGCCATTTCGGTGAGTCCTTTCACACTGTTTGAGAAACCAAATCCTGATGCTTTTTTCAAGTTAGTTGTTATGTCCGCCAATAATCCTTTTGCATCAAGTCCGGCTTTTCTTGCACTTTTTGCAATTTCATTCATTTTACCAACAACCTCTACTTGGGTTCCTCCAAAACTCATTAGATTTGAAGTCATTTCACCAATCTTTTCAGGTGTTTCACCAATACCTTTGGCTAATCCAACTACCGCCTCTAATGCCTCTTGTGATGGGTTTACAAATTTACCCATACCTTGAGCTAAACCCTTAACCGCATTTACAGTGTCTGCAAAGGTCGCATTCATGTTTTGAGTGTTTTTGTATGCGGCCATTAGTTTTTCTCTAAATTGGTCTGCACCAATAACAACACCCCCAATACTTTTTTGTAATTTGTTTGATTGGTTTTCAACATCCGTCAAGGCCTTGACAAATCCTTCGGGACTTAAAGACTGTTCTAATGCACCTTTTAGTGCATCTGCAAATTCCTTTAAATTTTTACCAGCAGCACTTCCTAATTCGCCTGCTTCTGTCTCAAAAAACATCATTTTATTTTATAAATATTATTTTCTATTGTTTTTCGAAAAGTTTATTTATGAAATATTTCCTTTCATATGTTGGCATTTTCATAATATCTGAATATGAAAAGTTTGCATATTTTGTTAAATAAAATATTTCATCTAATAAAATTTGTTTAAATTGAGAAGAAAGGACGAAAAAACTCCGCCCCAAAAGACACATTAACTGTGACTCTTTCTCCGGACGGGGCGGTAATTGTTCTTTTTAAGTCTATTTTGGGCTCACAATCTCTAATAAATTTTCTTAACTCCTTAGAATCAATAATAGGCATTTGAGTAACGAACTGTACAATTTTTAGTTTATCTCTGTCACCGTTTAATTCTACAATTTGTTTTTCTAATCTTTTTGTTATAACCGGAGCAACCATGTTTGGCGGATAATTTTCCTGTAACTTTTCTAACTCATTTGTTTCAGATAATGTTAAAAGTTTCAACTTTACTTGTGCCCTCGATTTTGGTAAAACAAAATCAAATAATCCTTCAGAGTCCGGTTTATTACTCATGGGGATATAGTTCAATTCATCCAAAAGGATTTTAGCATCAAATCTTTTATTAGTCTTGGGGTCATTAATTGAAAATTCGTATTCATTACCAAAAGAAGTGTTCCTTAAAAAAATTAATATGGCTTGAACGTCTACGTCTAAAAGTTGTCCAACATCAAAACCAGGTTCATAAATTTTTGTCCTCAACAAATTATTTATTATACCATCTGATGGTGTATTTGGGGACATTAATAAATTTTCATCAGATGCGGTCAAATAACCAACTTTTAAACTTTCTTTTTTTGGTTTATAAAACATCCCTCCGGATGGTAATTTTACAACGTCATGTGGAAGATTAAAATCCATTTGACCATATTGAGCACTTTTATCCATAATTTTTTTCTTTAAAAATAACTTGACTTTAGTTTATGTAAATAAAAAATCCCACCTAAAATAGATGGGATTAAATAATATTTTATTTTGTTTTTAGTATACTAATATACATCTGTCAGGTCTAAGAGTTGCCTTTACAGTTATTAAACCATCTTCACTATATCCTAATGAATCAAAATCAACACTTGTTAAGAATGTTCCTTGAAGAATCCATTTTTCGACAGCCACACCTGTTGGGTCCAACATTTCAAGGTCAATATCTTTTTTGTAACCAGCAGCATAACCCATACGTCCTGTAACTGATTCTGCGTGTAAACGAACCCACTCCATTAATGCTTGTGACGCTGATGGTCCAATTGGGTCACGGAAAGTAACATCAATTGTTCCCCACTTAAACTGACCTGCAACATAAGTTTCAGTATTTAAGAATGGAATTGGTGTTTCCTTGATTTCAATTTTTGGTCTTGAAGCACTTTCAACATACCAAGAATTAATCCCCAAAGAAGATGGGAATGTTATAATAAACCTATTTTTTCTTTTAGGTTCATATTGAAAGGGCATTTTCATTAATAAATCAGCCATGTCTATCTATTTTTTTTGTTTCTTTTATTTTTATTATAAATATCTTCAACTAAATTTTTTTCTATTTACTTTGTTATTTTTAAAAATTATTGTTGCATTATAAATAACATTCTAGTATTCTTTCTTTTCACCTCCTTTAGTTAAATAAGTTTTTACTAGTTTTTCTTTATCTTCATCATCTAAAAATTCTTTCATCTTTTCGATATTTCTTGGGTCATCATCAGAAAAACCAATTATAGGAAGTATTTCATTGTTTTCCACATCATTTTTGAAGTATGCTTTTTCACCCACTTCTTTTGCCATATCTTTACAGTAAGAAATAAATTCTCTCATAGCTTTGATTTTTCCTTCTTCAGGATTAGTTGCCGACCCCTCACCAAAAGACACGGGATAAAATCTACAAAGGTCCAAATACTCACGTAATTCTTTTGGTGTTAATGCCCTTGTCTTTTTATTATCAGTAACTTCATTACCTATATTTCTGTATTTATAAAGGTTTTCAGCCAATGTTCTACTATTAAGACCATTTTTATTAGACATTATTAAATTATACACACCTTCTTTTAAAGTTTTTGGGTTGTGACCTCTTGCCGTGATAATTGCGAAAATTGAACCTCCGTTTATACATTCAACAAAATCATTCCAAGACGGTCCAACAGACGCTATCATAGAGTCTAATACAAATCTCTTATCACCTTTAACCCCGAAGTTTCTAAATGGGTCTGGTGCAAAATCAACAACAGTAGTTCCCTTATAAGAAAACGGTTCTTTACCAATTTGATGTCTGTGGTCCGCAAAGTCTTCTGTAGACATCGGTACTTCTTCGTCGTTTTCACTAAGGACCATGATTGAAGTTGGCATAAACATTATATTATCATCCCAATCAAACGCGTAGTATTTTGTGTCAGGATTTCCTTCTTCAGTGAACCCCTCATTCAAACTACGAGATTTAATAAATTGATTAATATGCTTTCTAATATTCATTATTTTTTAAGTTTTTCCAATAATTTTTCTAATTGAGCTTCTGTAATAATAATATTTTGCTTTTTATCTGCAAAAGTTTGTTTTCCTTTAGTATTGTATCCTAAAGATTCTTTGATTAGTTTTTTTTCTATTTTCATAGTTTTATGTGTTAAATAATTTATGGGGGATATTACTACCCCCCACTCATTTTATTTTTAGATATTATCAAATGATGCTCCTGTTGGTGTTATAACAAACTCGATGTCGATGTATTCTAACGCTCTTGTTGGTTTCAAGAAGATTTTACCTGTTAATGTGTTTGAATCTAAATCTTCAGGTGTGTTAGAAACTTGAACTCTAAAGTCAATTAAACCTCGGTCTCTTCTGATTTGGTCTAAGATTGGGTTAACTGAATCCAAAAAGTCTTGTCTTACTTTGTTGTCGTTTTGTTCAAACAATAATCTCACCGCTACTGCTGAAATCAATTTACGAGCCTGTAACAACAATCTTCTTACGTTAATTCTGTCAAGTGCAGATTCTCTTATTTGTAAAGTTTTATTACCCCAAATTACTGTTCCTACATCAGAGAAGGTAGCGATTGGGTTAACTCTACCTTTGTATAGAGTATCTCTATCATCTTGTGTCAACTTACGTCTTGCTCTAATTGCATTTACAAGACCTCTTGTATAACCCGCAGATGCAAACCAAGGGAATGCGATGTTATCAGTCAACGCTAAGTTTCTACAAACTTCAGATGTTGCAGGAATATAGATTTGTGTATTGTTAACAGTATCTCTTGTTAAAATCCAAGGGTAGTAAGTTGCTGTGTAGTTAGAGTCAATTCCTGTTCCTTCTAAATTATCAACAGCCTCTTGTGGATATATTAAACCTTCACTAATATCTTGGTATGAAGGTAAGAACATATTAAAATCAGGTGTTGTTGTAATGTAGATTGAATCCGCTCTGTCTGTCTCAATCATATCAATAGCATCTTCAACCAAGTTTGAGTTATTTACATAATCAATACCAGGGGTTGCAAATACATTAATATTTGTTGCTTCTGGATTGGCAAAAGTTGATTGACCCCATTTGTAAGCGTAGTAGTCAGTATTAGCCCAATTTTCTTGGTTAGGTCCTGAAATCGCTTTGAATGCTCCCCATCCTGTTGCCGTTGGGTAGGTTACTGAGCTTGCTGCTCCGTATTTGAATCCTGTTTGACCTAAAGCGTAAGAATCATTGTTTGTTCTATATTCTCTATAGACATCCCACCCATCAAATCCACCATAGGCTAATAATGTGAATTTACGTGTATTTAATCTGTAATAAGGATTAGTTGAATCAGTTGGTTCAGAATTAAATGAACCCACCCCTACTTCAAATGCCGATTGACCTGATGTTGAATATCCATTAGTAATTGTTACAACTGTTGCCCCGCTATCCATGTGGAATCCTTTTGTCAAATAACCCCAAGATGGTCCTGTTGTATCAGTAGCCAAGTTAGTTGGTAATTGTTTTCCTTTATATTGGAAGAAGTCGTAGTCAAATCCTGAAATATTTGAGATACCTAAATAAGCTCTTCTTGGGTTTTCGCCACTTGATATAACTGGATTGTCTCCTCCGCTTGTTGAGCCAAAAGGTGGGTTATAAATAGTTTCACCCGCACTATAGTATTTAGTTTTGAAAGGAACAAATGGAGGAGTCGCATTTGCGTATTCTCTCATAATGTAACCCTCAAATCCACAAGGTAACGCATCAATTGGTGCCTCATCACTCATCTCCAACATGACAAATTTAGATTTAACTTGATATTCACCGTTAGATGTTCCAATTTTATTTGCAATGTAGTTGTTTTGATTTGGGTCTAATGAACAGTTTGTAAAACTTTCTAAAACTTTTACGTTTTGGTCATTATCAAAGAAATCTCTAACGAATACGTCAAAAGTTCCATTGTTAAATGAAATATTACCTATTGAAAGTTTAACGTATGTGTTAGCGGCATTTCCATCAGATATAAGAACAAACTTGAATAACTTATAAACTTTGTTACCTCTTAATTCAGAAACCACAAATGGTGTTTCAGGTGTTTGGTATTGTTCTAAGTAAAAACCAATACTGTCAGTATCTAATGAACGAGCTTTATCAAGAGAAACTAAATCACAATATAGACCTCTAATTTGTCCCGCTCTATAACCATTTTGTAATAATGCTGAATAAGTTTCTTCTACGAATAAAGGAACTTCAGTTCTATCTTTTCCAAAATTAGATGCCCCAAATACATTTCTTAAATAATTTGTTTGTGTGTTCAACATAGATGTTTCAAACGTAAAGTTATTTCCATCGTATGTTACACCTGATATTTGGAATGTTGAGTAAGGGTTTTTAGTTACTGCTGAATAACCACCTGTACAAACCATCGTAACGTCAGTTGTGCCGGACACTTCATAGAAAGGCCCTGATTGAGTTGAGTTATAGTTTGAAATACCTCTTGACCTTAATGTCGCAACAACCATATCATCGTATGTTGAGTAAGGTGCTCCTGAATATGATGTCGTATAGAATGCAACCGTCCCTGAATAAACTCCAGATGTTGGTGTTGTTGAAATACCTGATAATGCTCCGCCTAAACTTTGGCCAAAGTATGTGTTTACATCATTAGCTCCTTGATAATAGTTGAATAACCCATAATACCAAGCGTCGTTAGTTGATGCAGATAAATTAGCGTAAGTTAAATTAACATTATTTACACCAAACATTTCTGTTGAACCTGTAATTGTATTTACTGAAGTTACACCCGTAACACTGTTTAATGTAGATGCGCTTGAAGTTCCCCATAAAATTGCGGTAGCCCCTGACGCTGATGAAGATGTTGCAAATAAATTAATTTGTGTTGAAATATAACTTTGTAAATCTGAAGATATAGACGATGTCCCACCGTTAAATTCAGTATAAGGATTATAAAAATTACCCCCAACGTTAACAGATGATGGAACTGATGTCAAAGTAACTGTCCCACCTGTAGTTCCTGTAAACGTAACAGCTACAGGACCTGTTGTTCCTGTTGCTTGTATTGTTGCAGGATTTACATTTCCAATAGTGACAATTGACCAAGACGGTCCCGCGTCATAACCAGAAAGCCCAAGAACTCTTGTTACAAATAATTGATTTGATTGTGATAAATAAGATTTTGCAATGTAAGACAGTTCATATTTTGGGATTTGTGTATTAACAAATTTTTCAGGATTCGTTCCTCCAAAATACGTTTGAAATTCATCAAAGTTTGTAATAAAAATAGGTTCGAAAGCTGGACCTTGTAAAGTCTCACCAACAACCCCTAAAGTAGTTACACCAACACTTTGTGCAACAAATGTTAAGTCTCTTTCTGAAGTATAAACTCCAGGTGAAACAAAAACTTTATTAGATGATGCCATTTTAATAATATAGTTTAGAATTTATTTTTCTATATAAATACATCGTCAAACCACAAAAAACTTTCCCCTATGATAATATTTATCAAGGAGTAAGAATAAATTCTGCCTTTTTTCTACCATTATGAAAACTGACCAAAAAAAAATAAAAAACTTGAAAATTAAACCTGAAGTTCACTTGTTATTAAAGAACTATTGTGATAAAAATGGGTTGAAGATGTATAGGTATTTAGAGAAGATAATTACCGAAAACTGTAAAGAAGTTAAAGATATTTACGGTGAATAATTAAACTAAGTAAGCGGTTGTTTTAATAATAGACTGTTTTGTATTATCTATTTTTGTGACATTAATCAATAAAGTATCACCATCATTAATTTGTATTGTAGATAAATCACTACCAACAAAATTTGAATTTATATAAACATCATATGAACTAACATTGGTTAGTTCAGTAGTTTTTAAATCAACAGTGTATCTAAAAACTTCAGTTAATTGAGTATTACCTGTGATAAAAAGTAAATCTAAATCAAAATTATCGGGTCTTGGTGGTTGAGTGTTTACCTTTTTAGTTTTTACTTTGTCTTCAGTCTCAAATAAAGTTACTTGTCTTGTAATGGCTGGTGAAATTTGAAATTCTGCCTCATCGATTAAAAGACCTTTCATTATAAAAGTATAACTTGCAATGTAATATTTTCTTTTTTCTAATTCTTTGGCAGATTCATCGGCAACACCATCCATAGTAATTGGAATATAGTGTCCTTTAATTTGAGTATATGCCTGTTTTGATGTGAAGGTTTGCATTACAATTTTATTAAACTCATTAAGTTCTCGCATTCTATTACAAAACAATTTAACATTATACGTAATATCCACAGGTATTGGTTGAGGTATCTTATACACGTCAGCACCTTTTCTTTGGCCATCCCATGTTGGGACCGTATAATAAAAAAATTGTCTTCTGTTTGAAATATTAGCAGCCCCTCCTTGAAACGTTCCATATTTTACTTCGGGAGTTCTTACTGTTGCTATAAATGGTAAAGAAATGTTTTTATCTAAGTCTTGAAAATTCCAAGTCTCCGTAAATTGAGACCAGTTTTGGTTTGTAATAATTTTATCTACCGTTGGGACTAATTTTTCAGTAACAACAAGTTTTAATTTTTCTTTAACAAAATCTAACATTCCCAAATCTAAGTCTGCGTGTAATACACCTTTAGGTAAAAAAGTTCCATGGTCGGTGATATCGTCTAACATTTCTTGTCTTCTTTCACGACCAACCTTTTCAGGTATTAATGGTAAATGTTTTTTTATTTTTTTAGGTAATGCCATTTTTATAATCCTCTAAACTCATTATCAGTTACAGGTGATGCAACAATTGAACGATAGAATGGTTTGTATCCACCATATGTGTGTTTATTATCTGATAATACACGACCATCATTTACAACACTATAATATCTAACTCTTGTTTCCGTTTCATAGTATCCTATATAGTCACCATAATTTATATCAATATTTAATTCTTCAAGTTGTTTTTGATAGACTCCAACTTTTAAATTACCTGGCTCTGTTTGTGATAATTTAGACCCCCCGTAGTCTGCATTTGTTGGTGATTCAATTTGGACATATCCTTTAAATTCAACAGGTGGTAAAAATTGTATTCCATCTTCTAATGTTTCACCGTAAACATCGTCACTAATTGTTTTTTGTCTATCAACACGATATAATACAAGTGTGAAATTCATATCTCCCCCTAACCATTCGTCTCCCATAGAAATATCCATATTAAAATCTTCTTCAGAGAAAAATTTGTTTAATCTTGTAATTGGAACTCTGTTATCTGCCATACTTATAAATACTTTAATTGATTTTTTGGTAATTTATTATTATATTATATATGTGTAATGGAAGATTTTATACCAAAAACAATAGAGTCTCAAGCCCTTTTAGCGTTAGAAACGTATGATGGGTCAAATAACTACATCCTCAATTTAAAACATAAGAAGGAAAATAGTAAATCATTTGTACCGACAAGAAGTCAGGCAGAATATATCAACAACTATAAAAATACTCAACCAAAAGTTGCAAAAAAATGGGTTAAGTTAGACTTATATTTTTCTAAAAAGTTAGCTGAAGATAAAATGTATACCAAAGAACCAACTGAAATATATGTTGAGAAGTTGTTGGTTGAAAAAGATAAAGCATATCATATTTGGGGTAAGGTTTTTAGTGGTGAGACATTACATGACTTTTGGATGCCTAAAACAGCATTGTTAAAAGATAATGAAGTAAAGAATGTCCAAATAGAATATGAAAAATATTCCCACAGACCGCCAATGACTCATCAGAAAGAAGCAATTGAAAAATTGGTTAAGAATAAGAAGTTTATTTTAGCTGATGACATGGGTCTTGGTAAAACAACTTCCACAATCGTTGCAGCATTAGAAACGGGAGCTAAAAAAATATTAATAGTATGTCCAGCATCTTTAAAGATAAATTGGGAACGTGAAATTGCAAATTATTCTGATAGGTCTGTTTTTATTGCAGAAGGGAAGAAATTTTCAACCGAACACGATTTTGTTATCATCAATTATGATATCTTAAAAAATTTCCACGACCCAAAAAAGAAAGAAGAGTCAGAAATATTAAAAACAAAATTTGATTTGGTAATCATGGATGAAGCTCACATGATTTCAAACCCACAAGCACAAAGAACAAAAATTGCAAACGACATCGCACAAAAATCAACAAGGGTGTGGTTATTATCGGGAACCCCAATGACTTCAAGACCTATGAATTATTATAATTTATTAAATCTTGTTGATAGTCCTGTTGCTGCTAATTGGATGGCGTATGCTAAAAGATACTGTAACGGATTCCAATTTAGTGTTGGTAAAAGAAAAGTTTGGAATGTTACTGGAGCATCAAATCTTGATGAGTTAAGAGAAAGAACGTCAACTCACATATTAAGGAGATTGAAAGAAGATGTTTTAGATTTACCTGAAAAAATTATAACTCCTGTTTATCTAAGACTAAAATCAAAAGATTATGAAGAATTGATGGGGGAATACTTTGATTGGTATGATTCAAATCCTGAAGAGTCTTCATCCCTAACAATTCAGTTTTCAAAATTAATGAAAGTTAGAAAGGTTATAGCACAAGAGAAAATTAATAATACAATTGAGTTGGCTGAAAATATTATTGAGCAAGGTAAAAAGGTTATTATATTCACAAACTTTACAGACACTCTAAACATTATCTATAACCATTTTGGAAAACAAGCGGTATATCTTGACGGAAGTTGTTCTAAATTTCATAGACAAAATGCTGTTGACGAATTTCAAACAAACGACAAAATAAGAGTATTTGTTGGAAACCTAAAGGCTGCGGGGGTTGGTATTACACTAACCTCAGCCGAGGCGGTAATTATGAATGATTTATCATTTGTCCCTGCTGAACATTCACAAGCGGAAGATAGGTCCCACAGAATTGGTCAAAAAAATTCAACATCTGTTTATTATCCACTTTTTGAAAACACAATAGAAGGCGCAATATATGATATACTCAACAGAAAAAAGAAAATCATATCAACTGTAATGGGTGATGATATGTTTGACGAAGCGACAATCATAGAAGAAATGTTAAATTTAATTTCTAAGAACCGATGATATTTATATATCATGGAAGTTAATATTGAATATATTGGAATTGAGCCATCAAAAGAAGATGAAAAATTAATTAAGAGTTTTATTTCACAACTTAAAAAGAATTATCCATTAAAAGATGATATTACTATTTTATTTCAAAATAAAAGAAATGGTGAAATGACAACGGGTTCAAGAACCAACAAAAACAAACTTAAAATTTTAGTAAAAAATAGATTAAATCGTGACGTAATGAGAACATTAGCTCACGAGTGGTCTCACGAATACCAACGAAATGTTTTAAAAAGAAAAAAAGGAAAAGATATTGGTGGAAAAAATGAAGACGAGGCTAGTTCACAAGCATCACAAGAAATTAAAAAGTTTGAAAAATCACACAAAAAATTAGAAAAAACAGTTTATAAATTATTTTCAGAAAAGATTGAATCAATTGAATCTTTATTAGAAGTTGATTCGTCAAAAAAAAATTTATTAATTACTGAAATAAAAAAAGTTAGTGTAGATAAACTACCTTATAGTTATGATTCTTTAGAAAGATTTATTGATAGTGATACTATGAATACTCACTACAACAAACATTACAAAGGATATGTTGAAAAACTAAATGTTGAATTAGAAAAAATTAAAGGAAAAGATTTAGACTTAGAAGAAATTATAGAGAAAATATCAAGGTTTAATAAAGTGGTAAAAAATAATGGTGGTGGGGCATTTAATCACGCATTATTTTGGAAAATGTTATCACCAAAAAAACAAGAGATAACCGACCCAATTCTTTCTAAAATTAAAAAAGACTTTGGTTCTTTTGAAAAATTTAAAGAATTGTTTAGTTCAGAAGCTAAATCAAAATTTGGTTCGGGGTGGGTTTGGTTAGTTTTAACAAAAAACAATAGACTAAAAGTATTAACCACATCTAATCAAGACAACCCACTTATGAATACCGAAAAAGATGGTGGATATCCACTTTTAGGGTTAGATTTGTGGGAACACGCTTATTATCTAAAATATAAAAATAAAAGAGACGAATACATCTCTAACTTTTGGAAAGTAGTTAATTGGTCGTTTGTAAATGACCAATATAATAATCAAATTAAAAAGAAGTCCGAGTAGAATTATTTTGGTTAGATATTTATAGTAAAAATATATATGTCAACTGTTGTTATAATTAATGAACCTGATAGAAGTAAACTTTACAAAAGGATTAGAAATCTTTTAGGTGCGCCGTTACGTTCTGTAGAATTAGAGGACGAAATGATGGATTCTTTATTGGAATTATCTATTGAAGATTATGAACAACACGTTCAGGATTGGTTAATTGAATCTCAATGGACATCAGTATATGGTTTGAACCTTGACGAACAATCAATCACAAGAGCATTATCAACAAGAAGTATGGATTGGGAAACTCAATTTACGTACGCATATTCTAAAATTGTTGGTCTTCAAGCGGGTGGTGATTGGGTTTTGAAAAAAGATTACATCGACTTGGTACCTAACCAACAAATTTATGAAATACCTGCAGGTAGAGAGTTGAACGAACTTTTATGGTTTGCAAGACCAGAATTGGATGCTGCTTACTTCGACCCATTCATGGGTGGATTTGGGGGATTTGGAGGTATTGGTTTAGGTGGTGGTGCCGGTTTTTCTCAGATGGGAACAACGGGTAACTATTTTATCACACCCGCATTTGATATCCTTTTAAGAATGGCGGATATTCAAATGAAAAGAAGAATTATAACAGGAGACTTAACATATCGAGTTACCGCACTACCTGAAGGAAAAAAAGCAATTCACTTAATGAATGTTCCTGGAGGTAAATTTGATTTTGGTAATATGAGACGAAACCAACATAGAGTTTGGTATTGGTATTACGATACATTTGATAGAGAAGATTGTTTGGCTAAAAATCCTGATGTTGTAAGATTACCTTCAGATATTCCATTAGATAAATTAAGATGGGATAAATTAAATCCACCCGCACAAACTTGGGTTAGGAGATGGTTTACAGCATATTGTAAAGAAACTTTAGCAAGAGTTAGAGGTAAGTTTAGTGGTAATTTAAAAACACCTGATTCCGAATTAACAATGGACTATTCATCCTTATCAACAGAAGCTAAAGATGAAAAAGCTATGTTATGGGAAGAACTAAAAACAAGGCTTGAAAGATTACGTCCAGAAAAAATGATGGAACAAAAGGCTTTACAAGCTGAGAATTTAAACAAATTATTAAAGTTAAGGGCATTCCAAAGTCCATATACGGTTATTTAATAATTTTATGTCAGTATTCAGGTCAATTCCATCTAAAAGAATAATAAATGGTCATGAGATTGTGACTTCAGATGTTGCTGTTGTAACAAATTCTAAATACACAACAAACGGCGAATCGGCAATTGTCATCAAAGGAGTTGAACTTTGTGAGTTATTTTTAAATTCAAAAACTACAGACCATGTGGTTATAAAAGCACTTACAAGAGTTGACGTAACTGCAGATTCTTTAATTGATGAAGAATTTGATATAATCGAATTAGATAAGGGCGCTTGTGTTGAATATCGTAAAATTGGTGACTTTTGGTATATTCTTTCTTCTGATGGATTGAAAAACTCTTAGTCGAAACTAAGAGTCATCAAATCACCTTCAGCATCGAATTCATAATATTCGTCTTGGTCTACTTTAGTGTTTTGTTTTACAAACTCATCCATCATATCCCTATTTTTTTGAACCCATTCTGTATCAACCAATTCTAATGTATTATCAATATACATATAGTAAGGGTCAATACCAACATTTTTCCAAAACGTTAGTTCCATATCAGATAAGGATAAAACCTCCTCTAAAGTGTCTTGGTGAGCTTCCTTCATAGGATATCCCCTTACAAGTTCTGTTTGTGTCTTTGTAAAAATAGGTCTATCCTTAGGGTCCTCAATTAAAATGTCTTCTCTTATTTCAGGTTTATATACAACCAATAATGGTTCAATTCTTTTGTTGAACGCAGCCATATATCTAGCAATATTATACTCCCCTAATAAATCGGGATTCCTTTCAATTTCTTTTTCATCAATCAAATAACAATTTAAAACTAATTCATCTTTTTTCTTTTGAACATCACCGTGTGATTTCTTCTCACCATTATTAACATAGTAGATAGTATCACCAAGACCAGGATTCTTACCCTCTTTAATTAAAAGCTCCATGTGTGCTTGGCGGGACATCATATTACCGGCCCTTGTGGTTTTTGTAATGTGAACTTTATAATCATCAATAGATTGTTTAACACGAGCTTTATTTGCAATTTTAGCCAAAGGAATTTGTCGGTTATACAACTTATCCACATACTCGTAATAGAAATCTAAAAATTCACCACCTTTACCATCTAATAACATTCGAAGACCTTTATCTAAGAATTCAGCAACATATGTTTGAAGTTTTTTAGATTTAATTGTATTACCTGTAAGTTTTACTTTTCCTTTGTCTGTAAGTAGAGCATAGTTTTTACGAGCCACGTTAATGGTTGAAGGCCAAACACCATCGATGTCTAATCCCATTTCACCTCGTAAGAATAAATCATTGTATTCTGCCACATCAGCCTCCGCGCCAACATATTCTTTTCCTTCTTTAACTAATCCATTAAGACCTTTACCGACGTATTTGTATTCATCACGGTCCGATGGAGTTTCAAAGTTTACACCATCCGTATCCATTACAAGAGGAACATAACCTCGTTTCATAAAGAACATTATCATCTGACGAAGATATTGTCTACCCGTACAAGTAATCTGTTCACCCATATCTATATCGCCCCACGGAAATACTTGTGGTGCAGATAACGAACCAAAGAATGCGTTGATAAAGATTTTAATTGGTAATTGTTTTCTGTCGTATGAAATTGCAAGTTTTGGGTCTATTGTTTTATATTCACTTGCCAAGTTCTTATACTTAATACGAGTATCACGGAAATACTTTAACATACTTTTCATCGCACCTGTAACATCACAAGCAGGGAACACATCATGAACCAACTGAATAGATGGGTATAGTGAAGAGTAGTCAAGTTTCAATACGTTTTTAGAGAACCCAACCTGAACCAAACGAGAAAGACCTCCTGTAAATTTTCTTTTTTCTAATTTTCTTGGTAGAGCTAAATTATGTTTATATGACCATGAAGACATAATCATTTTCCATAACGTTGCGGTTCCCATAGTTGAAAGTCTTTCATATGTTGTTGGTACAAGTTTGGATAATAAGAAATTGGCCTGATTAAACTGCTCATCAACAACCATCGTCTCATAAAGGTCATCATCCAAGTAGTCCTCGATAATCTTAGACCCCGTAATCAATTTATAAACATCGTCACGTCTTTTACAGACCTCATCTATTTTAGAATCAAATCCAACCTTTTTGTATACTCCGTTTTCTTTATTCATCCAAAACTCTTCATTATCAAAATATATTTTACCAATCTTATCTCCTTCTACATAAACACGATTTGGTTTTTCTGCTTCAATAAATTTTGTGATATACTTCAAAGACCAACTCTTAATGTCTGAGTTGATTGCTTGAGCTCTACGAACGGCGTGTGCAATATCCACAATGTTATACCCCCACATCTGAGTTTGAACATATGGTTCCATTTCGTTCGCTAACTTTAGAATACCATCTTTTTGTTTCAAAGTATAATCAGGATGTAACGTCTTACATATTTTTTTGATATTTAATTTCAAAATCTCAGCACGTTTCAAAATAAATGGGAAGTCAAAGAATGCTGAGTTGTAACCACCAACTAAAGATGGTTTTAATTCATCAATAGTCTTGAAGAAGTCAACAATCATTTGACGTTCTTCATCTTCATTTTGTGCGGATAATAATTTTAAGAAACCACGATTGTCTTTCATCCCTATCAAGAATATCTTACTTGTTTTGGGGTCAAGACCTGTGGTCTCGATATCGAATACAAACCTATGGATTTCATCGTATTCTTCAAATCCTTTGAATAGTCGTTTGTTTTTTTGAATAAGGTATTGTTCTACAGGTGATAGAATTTGTATACTATCCGTGTTGTCTCTACCCCATGGGTCTAAACCTCCACCCTTAAAAAAGTTTACAAGGTTTGAGTATGATTTTGTTGTTTTAACAATGTACTTGAGTCCGTTTTCTAAACGTTCATCTCCGTAAGTATCTAATTTTTCAATAATGATACCATTTTCACTCATCGCACGTTTTTGTGCGTGTTTGTCGTTCTTGTAAAAGTTTTTACCCTTCAAGTCACCAACCCATGCAAATGGGATGAATGTGTCAGGACGTAACAACTTACCCTTAATAGGGTCTTGAATTACTTTATAAATTTTTGATGTTTTGTAATCGTATTCGAGTGAAACAATATATTTTTCGTCGTCTTCGCCTAATAAAAAGCGTTCAATTTCTTCTTGTGGAACCATAATTTTTATATTTAAGTTTGGTGTATTAGCTGTCACATAAATGTAACATTTACCTTCGTCCTAAATATAAGTGTAAAATTTACCCTTGTCAAATAATATTGATATAAAGATTTTCTCTGATTGGTGATATTAACTCTCCTGACTCTAACACCACTAAAAATTCACCTATAAACCTTCCTTTGGTGTTTGTGTCCTTCCCTGACCACTTATAGTAAATGTAATACTCCCACGGCGAGTCAGGATTTCTTTTGTCTTTTGCAACAATATATGCCTGTTTCATATGAATTTTTGGGATGCCCGTTTGCTCATTAACCATAGAAAACCTTAAAGTGGCGTTGTCTAATACAGAATAAAAATTTTCACCAGCATCTGTTCTACCGTCAAAAACTACATCCATTTTTACTATGGGTAAAGTTGTATTTTGTTTTATAAAAAATTCCATAATTAACTTGTTAAACAATTAGGACACCAAAAATCAAAAAGATTAAATCGGTCTTTTAAGATTCTAAAATTATGTTGAACCTGTGAGCTATTGAATGCCTCGGTATACATTCTAAATTGTGATATTCCTCCCATAAAAGTCCCACCAAAATTTTGTTCCATTAAAATTTGTGTTGTTAATCCACTATACGTGGTCGCTGAAAGTATTTCATTTGGGAAAAGTTCAGGGTCTTGGGTATAAGAACCTGTTGTTGCTGAACTTGCGGAAAAAATTAAATTGTCGTGGAGTCCTTGAGAACCACCTCCCCATGATATATTAAACGGAACCCCTAATTGTTTTTCTTTTTCACAATTTAATTCTCTCGGTATTATCTCTTCAAAGTTCTCAATAACCATAAAGTAATACCCGTTGATGTATATTTTTAATCTGCCTAATCTATATGACTCATCATCAAACCATCTTCTATCAAATACTACCCGATATACCTTATCCTCCTTAGTTCCACCGGAGTGTGTTTCAGGTGGCATTATTAAATTATAAGATGTGTTATTTAATATTGATTGATATGTGACTTGTCTTATATCATTTAAACCACCTAAGTTCAATAAATCACATTCTTCTATTGTGGTATACCTTTCAAATACCGCGGTTACCATTACCCACCTATCATGTGTTATTGCTGAACATATATAATCACATACATCATAAATTGGGGGACTACAAACTTCAGTTATTGTATAACCTGTTTGCCATGTTAAACCTGTTGTCTCACAAGAACCCGTTGTAACACAATCACCGGTAATTACAATTGTCTTAACACAGACTCTTGGGTCTGCAGCACAACCACTAAATCTAATTGATAATGCGTTCGATAACACATCAAATTTAGGGTCTAATGGTGGGACAGGTAATTGTTCTGTACACGAACCACAACCACAACCTATATTATGATATGCGGTTGTTGCACTTGTTGGGTATAGTTTTACACAATTTGCATTCGTATATCCCGTTTCATTACAAGTACAACTTGATAAACTTGTTAGACCTGAAGTTACTCTTGTATAACCACTATCACTGGCAGGTTTACCATCGGCAAAATGATAATATTTATTCTCAGCTCTTGTACCAAAGTAAAAAAACGTTCCAGCATTTTCAGGATATCTTGTGTTTAAGTATTCTTCAGTAGACGCACTAATTGAGTATTCATCAGTTATTCTTGGTTTAATAACTGTTTCCATAGTCCACCCTTTGTTCATTCTTTCAGGGAAAACTTCATAATCATAACCAAATAATTTATAAAATCCTTGATAAAACCCACCATACAATTCTTGATAATATCCAATACCTGGTTCAGTTTTAGAAACTATATTGTATATGACATTTTTTGGTCTACCTGAAAACACGGTATTAGGTGATGTTGTATATCCCGTTACCATGTGAAGTTTCATTCTTCTATCGTAATAGTGTGGGTGAAACTTATAATCATTTCTTATACCCATAGTGTAGTATAATGTCTGACCTGTCATACCTGTATATAAACCATTGTCAGTTGCAGTCAAACCAATATCACAAGTTCCTGTAAACGCAGATAAACAATTTAAATCTAAATTATCGGGATTGTAATAATTTTTAGAAAGTAATGTTGCTCCACTATAAAACACATCAAAAGACATTGTAAGTTGAGGGCAAGAATCCGTGTTGTTCAAATCTAAATTGATTGGTAATCTTGTCCCGTCATTTGCCGCAATTATATCTGTAGAAAATACAACCTCCTCGTCATAATCCCTTTCATCCGCAGCTAATGTCAAATCAAAATACTGCCTTGAATTCAAAAAAGTTTTGTACTTCGGGTAATAATATGTATTTAAATTTTGTGTAGGCATTCTTTTTTATGATAAATACTTTGTTTGGAGTATTTATAGGTAAAAGCTCAGATGAAAACGTACAAATACTCAACAGAAGAAAGGGCAGAAAGAGTTGCAAAGACTCTTGGTTGTACTGGTTCACACTATCATAATGAAAATGGTGATAGAAAATATATGCCATGTAAGTCCCACGAAATATTTTTAAAAAAAATAAAATCTTCTGATGAGGAACCTGTCGAACAGGAAGTTACTGAGTTAATTGATGATGACGGAACATGGTTATCATCTAATAATCGCATTATGGACCCCGCAAGTACAGGTGTGGGAACAAAAACAACAGACCAAATTGTTCCAGCCGCAAGAAACCCAAGAGACCCGTTGTTAAGAGGGTGGTATGGGTATTACGGTGAAAGTCATGTAAAAGAAGAAAACATGACCAAAGCTTTTGGATGGAAAGACACAAAAGACATGGACGCTAAAGAAACTTTAGATTACTTCAAAGATGAATTGGGTATGGATGATGAAAAGGCGGAAGTGAGAGTTGATGATGAATTTGGTAAAAGCCCCGAAAGAGATAAAAAATCTAAATTCAAAAACAAAAAAGGATTTGTAGGTAGACCAATTTTAAAAGAAAAAGAAATAGATGAGGATGTATTGTTAAACAAAGAAAAAGAAGAAAATAATACAGAAAAAGGAAAATTAAAAGATTTAATTAACCCTCTATTAATTAGAAACATTAGGTCATTAAAGAAAATGGCTAAAGAACATGGTGTTTCTGTAAGAGATTTAATGCAAATGTTAAAAGATGAATAAAAACTTATACGATAGAATTGCTATAATTCCTGATAGTTTAGTTAAACATCTTAATGATTGTTTCAGTACTGTGCAGGGTAATCAAAATATTGAGGGGTATAATAGAAATCAACAACTAAGACAATCAAAACAAGCAACATATCAACAAATAAAAAGAATTAAAAGTTGGTTTGACAACTACAATGGTAAAAAAGAGGACGCCCCGTTTATTTTAAATGGTGGCGATAGAATGAAAAGTTGGTGTGATGAGGTTTTAAGAATTTGGAGAGATAATGATAAAAGTGGTAAAAATGTAAAAATGAATGCGGGAATGCAAAATCAATTTATTGACTCTCACCAAAAAGACCAACTAATTAAAAATCCTTTAGATAGTCACACAAAAACAAATAGTGACATAGATGTAAGAGTGGAACAAGAAATTAAATTAATGAATAAACTATATCAAAAAATATTATAATGGCAGTTCAATCAGATAAAATGGATTTTTCGCAACCAAACAACGAATTATCTAGAATTGCGGAAGAACAAAGAAAAAAGTTATTTCCAAGAAATGACTTCAATCCCGCGGACCAATACTCATCAGTTCACCCTGATGCAATAGCAGATGGAGATAAAATTGGTAGGGGGACTGGCGGTGAATTAGATGTTTACAATCAAGGTGCGGGAACATCTACTGATATCGCAGAAAGAAAAGATGATTTAAAAATAAATAAATTTTCACCAAACAATCCTTATTATAACATATCATGAAGTTAATTAAAACTTTAAGCAAACTAATTACGGAAGTTGCATCTATTGATGATGTTCAAAAAAGCATCAAGCAAAAAAATGTAATCACTATTAATTACCAAGGTGATGAGTACGGTAAAGGATATCGTGACATTGAACCAGTTTGCTTAGGTATTAGTAAAAAAGGTAATATGGTATTGAGAGCTTGGGAAAGACAAGGAGCATCACACTCAAATAAAGTTGAGGGCAACCCAATTCCAGGTTGGAGGATGTTTAGATTAGATAAAATATTGACTTATGCTTTACAAGGGGATAAGTTTAATGAAGTCAGACCTTTATATAACCCTAACGGTGACAATTCAATGGTTAGAGTTATTGTAAACGCAAAATTTGACGATAACACTGAAAACTTAGCATAGTATGTCAAACGATTTAATGCAAAAATTAGCAATATCAAAAAAAATAATGGACGTTCATTCAGGTATACAAAGAGGAACCGCAACACCATCAATGCCTATGGTAGAAAATTTTGAAACACCAAACGCATCTTACAATATTCCACAAGAATATATGGGTGAAATTTCACAACCAAAACCAAATTTTGACCCAACACAACCATTAGATGAAAGTAGAATTAAAAATTCAAAACTACCTGATGAAATTAAAAGACTAATGATTGAACAACCGATAGTTCAACCAAGTTCTATGGGTGGTAGTGCAGCAATTAGTGATGATATTATTGAGGGAGCTCAAAGATTAATGAATATAAATAAAAACACATCTACTCAACAACCACAATCAGTTAAGATTCCAACAACTAACCAACAACAATCATCTCCATATAATTTCAATATGAATGAAATGAAATCTATGATACGCGATGTAGTAAGAGACACAGTAAGAGACGTTGTAAGAGAAGAACTAAAAGAAGCCGGAATGTTAGTAGAATCCACAAGTAATTCTAACGATACAATACAATTTAAAGTGGGTAATCACTTGTTTGTTGGTAAAGTAAACAAGATTAAAAAACTACAATAAATAAATAACATTGTAATGTTAATCCACTCTCAAAAGGGGTGGATTTTTTATTTTAAATACATTACTTTTATTATAAAAAAAATAATATGAGTAAAATAAAAGTTTTAGTATTACCGTCAGACAAAACGGGAGTTGGGAAATTTAGAAGTGTTGACCCACATGTCTGTCTACAAAATAATCACGCGGATGAATTTCATATTGATATTGATTACGAACCAAAAGTTAATGATTTAAACTATTGGAAACAATACGATATAGTTCATTTCCACAGAACGGTTGGTCATGATTATGAAAACTCAGTTAACTTAATTCAAAAATTAAATAATTTAGGTATCGTCACTATAATGGACTTAGATGATTATTGGTTACCAACAAAAGAGCATCCAGTTCATCAAATGGTTATACAAACAGAATTACATAAAAAAATTATTAATAACCTAAAAGTTGCTGGTCATGTTACCACAACTACATCTATTTTTGCAAAAGAAATATCTAAATTTAATAAAAATGTTTACGTACTTCCAAATGCGATTAATCCAAAAGAACCTCAATTTAATGCTAAAACTGAACCATCCGATAAGTTAAGATTTGGTTGGTTAGGTGGTTCATCTCACCTTCACGATTTAAAACTTTTAGATGGAACTATGAATAAATTAACACCATTAAAAGATAAATTTAGTATGTATCTTTGTGGTTTTGATATTAGAGGAACGGTTACTGAAATCAATCAACAAACAGGTGAACAAAAACAACGTGATATTAAACCTGAAGAGACTGTTTGGTCAAGATATGAAGAAATATTTACTGATAATTACAAATTAGTTAATCCATCACATAAAGATTTTTTAATGAAATTTGTTGAAGAAGAATATAAATCAGATGAATTACCTTTCTATAATAGAGTTTGGACTAAACCAGTAACAAGTTATGCTAATAACTATAAATGGTTTGATGTATCATTAGCCCCAATTAAAAATCACATTTTTAATAGAGTTAAATCACAATTAAAAGTAATTGAGGCGGGATTCTATAAAAAAGCAATCATCGCCTCTAATGTTGGTCCATATACTGTCGATTTAAAACACGCTATGAAAAATGGTGAATTTACAGATGGTAATGCATTACTTGTTGATGAAGCAAGAAGTCATAGTGATTGGGCTAAATACATGAAAAAATTAATCGATAACCCTAACTTCGCATACGATTTAGGTCAAAGATTGTATGAAACAGTTAAAGACACATATGATTTAAATAAAGTAACAAGAGATAGAGCAGAATTATATAAATCCTTAGTAAAATGATAAACATACCTATTAACAAAATTTTATTTTTAGATATCGAGACTGTCGGTATTTGTAAAGATTGGAGCACTTGTCAAAACACCAATCCAAAAATTGCAGAACAATTTGTTAAATACTTTGATTGGTTTTTAAAACGTTTCCCTGAAGACGATGTAGAAACAAACGGGTTGGAAGATGAAATGCAAAAAATGAATGATGTATATGCAAAAAGAACTGCACTAGTTCCTGAATTTGCGAAAATTGTTTGTGTGTCTGTCGCATTTGTTATGGAGAATGGAGAAGTTAAAAAACAAAGTTTTTCAGGTGATAATGAACATGACTTACTAATGGAAGTAAGAACCCTTTTAGATAGATGTAGTAAATTAGATTTCTATCTATGTGGGCATAACCTAAAGAACTTTGATATACCTATGTTGGCAAAACGTATGATTATTAATGGTATTAGACCATCCAAAATGTTACCTTCATACGATACTAAGCCTTGGGAAGTTAAAGCGATTGACACTAAAGAAATTTGGCAATACGGAGCCTACTCATCAATTGGTTCATTAGATTTGATGTGTGCCTGTTTAGAAATACCTACCCCTAAAGACGGACCCATAAATGGTGGTATGGTTCACGAAGCTTACTGGTCACACAATAGATTAACTGAAATTGTAGAATACTGCGAAAAAGATGTCGAAGTATTAATAAACGGAATTTTAAAATTAAAATCATTAAAATAATATGTTTAAAGAAATTAAAGAAGCTAGAGAACAATTTAAAATGTTAAAAGACCTACAATCTAAAATAGGTAATATTGACATGAATAACCCTGAAGAAATGTTAAAATCAATGGGGTTTAATCTAAACGATATAAACAAACATTTTGAAGAAATTGATGATGAAATGTCATCAGATTATATGAAAGTAAATTTAAACTATGTAAATGATAGTGAAAATAAAAATCCTTCTTATGTTTATGATTATGATTCAGGTTTTGATTTAAGGTCTAATGAAGAAGTATTATTAAATCCTTTTGATAGAGCGTTGGTTCCGACAGGTTTAAAATTTGATATTCCTCCTGGATATGAAATTCAAGTCAGGTCAAAAAGTGGATTAGCATTAAAAGAAGGATTAATGGTATTAAATTCACCAGGAACTGTAGATAATGGATATACAGGTGAAATAAAGGTTATTATTTTTAACACAACAAATCAAACAAAAAAAATTGAAAAGGGTCAAAAAATCGCACAAGCAGTACTTAGTCCTGTTGCGATTGCCAAATTAGTTAACCTTATTCAAGTTAAAGAAATAAAAGAAAAAGATAGAAACGAAAATGGTTTCGGAAGTACAGGTTTATGATTACAATAGGTTTTTCTTCAAGAAAGGTAGATAGTAATTTTATTGAGTTGTTAAAAAAAACGTGTGGAGTTTCTAATCCAGAAATCATCCCAATTGAAAATGAAGGAAAGTATTCTTTACCTGAAGCTTATAATATGATTTTAGAACAATCAACAAATGATATTGTTGTTTTGTGTCATGATGACATTTACTTTGATAGTAAGAATTGGGGTAGTAAGATTTTAAAACATTTTAAAAGAAATCCTGAATATGGGATTTTAGGACTAGCAGGTTCAACACAACTTCCATCAACCGCAAAATGGTGGGAAGACTTTTCTAAAATGAAAGGTATTGTAAATCATGAACACGAAGGTAAAAAATGGGAATCAAAATATTCCTCAAGTTTAGGTAATCAAATAGATGATGTAGTTTTAATTGATGGTCTTTTTATTGTTATAAATAAAAAAAATATTATAGAAACTTTTAATGAAGAAATAAAAGGATTTCACTTCTACGATGTTGATTTTTCATTTAGAAACTTTATAGAAGACGTTAAGATTGGGGTTATGTATGACGTTAGAGTCACACATAAATCAATTGGAGCGACTAACGAAGAATGGGAAAAAAATAGGATTATTTTTTCTGAAAGACACAAAGACATTCTTCCTGTAAAAATCAAAAGAAACCTAACATTAGAATCACCGATTAAAGTTTTACTATCTTGTTTATTTTTTAAAACCTTTACTGGTTCTGAAATGTATGTTTATGAATTAGCCAAAGGGTTAAAAAAACTTAATTGTGATGTTACGGTTCTTTCAGATATTGAAGGTCCGCTTTCAAAATTAGCATCCCAACAAGGAATAAAAGTGTTACCATTCTCTAACCCACCAGGTTATAAAATGGGTGACGGAAAATGGGGATTCAATACCCCTCAAGGTGTTGTTACAAGTCAACCAAATATGATGTATAAAATGTCAGATGTAAATTTTGATATTATGCATATTCAACACAATCCAATTTCAAAACAAATTACGGAGATGTATCCAAATACCCCAAAAATATCAACGATACACTCTGAGGTAATTGAATTAGAAAATCCTTTTATACACGAATCAATAAAAAAATATATTTGCATTAGACCAGAAATACAAAAACATATAGTTAATAACTTTAACATTAGTTCATCTGACACTGAAGTTATTTATAATCCAATAGACACTAAAAGATTTAATACTAAAAATACGAAGACATATCCCTATGTATTATTTGTTGGAACAATTGATTATTTACGAGAAAAAACAATTAGAGATTTAGTTGAGTATTCAAAATCAATAGGTAAAGAACTTTGGTTAGTTGGTGAAAACAAATCAAATTATTTACCGGAGTTGTTAGAAAACACACATGTTAAGCATTTTGGTGCAACTAATAAAGTTGAGGAATATGTGAAAAATTGTAGTGAGACCGCAGGAATTTTATTAGGTAGAACAACAATAGAAGGTTGGATGTGTGGTAAGTCAGGATGGATTTACAATGTCGACAATTATGGTAATATTATAGAAAAAAATAAATATGAAGTCCCTTCTGACATTAATAAATTTAATTCAGAAGAAGTTGCTAAAAAAATAAAAAAAGAATATATCAAAATTTTAAATGATTAAAGTTGTTAGTTGTTTTTGGAATGCCGAAAACTATATTGAAAAATGTATTAATTCAGTTAAAAATCAATTACATAAAAATTTCAAAATGTACTTGGTTGATGATGTTTCCACTGATAATACGGTGAAAATAATAAAAAAACTAATTGAGGGGGATGATAGGTTTATACTAATAGAAAATAAAGAAAAAAAATATAAACTAAAAAACATGGATGATTTATTAATGGATGAATTATTATTCAAAGATGATGACGTTATTGTTGAATTGGATGGGGATGATTGGTTGTATGATGATAAAGTCTTAGGGTTTATTAACAACAAATATGAAAAAAATAAAGATTTATGGTTAACTAACGGAAGTTTTGTTTATTCAAATGGTAGAATAGGATTTTCAAATAAAGTAAAATATAAAACAGTTAGAACGGATATTTTTTCGTTTTCACATTTGAGAACATGGAAAGTTCATCTTTGGCGTAATATTGATGAATCATCATTTACCGATGAAAATGGAGAATATTTTAAAGCAGCTCCTGATGTTGCATACTCATACCCTATGATTGAGATGTGTGGTGATAAACATTATGAATTTATACCTGAAATATTACTAGTATATAATGAAGAAAATCCACATAACGAACACAAAGAAAATGCTCGTGCAGGACAAACAGAACAACAAAGATGTGCAAACATAATAAGAAACTTAGAAAAATATAAACCACTATAATATGGAAAATTTTTATTCAACTGCTTATTTGATGGGCGGCTTAGGTAATCAAATGTTTCAAATCGCACATGCGGTTTGTCAAGGATTAAAAAATAACAAAGAAAGTGTTTTTGAACCCGTGTCTTATACCCCAATGTCACAATCTAAACAAACTATTAATTATGTTGATAACATTTTTAAAAATGTAAAATTTGTTGATAAAATTATTAATAAAAAAAGAGTTTCTGAAGAAACATGGAATAAACCTAATTTAAATTTTTCTTGGGATAGTAATATAGAATTCTATGGTTATTACCAAAGTTTAAACAATTTTTTTGGTTATGATGAACATGTAAAAAAAATGTTTGGTCCTGATAATAATTTTATTGCAAAATTAAAATCTTTGTATCCAAATTTTAAAAATGAAAAATCAACTTCAATACACATTAGAAGAGGTGATTATCTTACCATAAACGACATACTACCATCAGTAGATTTAAGTTATATTAATTATTGTATAAATCTTTTGGATGACTTAACTGATGTATTTTATGTTTTTAGTGATGATATTAATTGGGTTAAAAATAATATTAAATCTTCTAAAGCGGTTTTTGTTGACCAGTTACAAGATTATGAAGATTTATGGATGATGAGTTTATGTGAAAATAACGTAATATCAAACTCAACATTTTCATGGTGGTCCGCGTTTTTAAATAAAAACAAAAATAAAAAAGTTTTATGTCCAAGTATGTGGTTTGGACCTAAAGGTTTTAAAGATTATGATAACATATATGTTGATGGGTGGGTCAAAGTAAACGTTAATTATGATAATGGTTTATTAGTAAAAACAAAAAACGACACTATTAATCTTATAGACTTAACATTTGCACATTCAAAAATAGGTTACTGCAGTGATTACCAAGATTCATTATTTTTTAAATGGAAACGAGAAAATTTTAATAAAAACGATAATGATTTTGTTGTTTATACCGACGCCAGATTAGGGGAAGTTACAAATAACTATAATTCTATCGCTTGGTTAATTGAGCCAAAAGAAATTGCATCTTATACATATGATTTTATTGTTAATAACAATAATAAATTTAAAAAAGTGTTCACACACGAAAAGTCACTATTAGACAAGGGTGAAAATTATGAATTATTACCATTTGGATGTTGTTGGATAAAACCTGAGGACCAAAAAATTTACAACAAATCAAAAATGATAAGTATAATATCATCAAATAAGACTCAAACAAATGGTCACAGATTAAGACACGATATTATTAACCAATTAAATGGTAAAATAGACGTATACGGTAGAACTTATAACCCAATAGACTATAAACTTGACGGACTAAAAGAATATAAATTTCACATCGTAGTGGAAAATACTAAAAGAGATTATTGGTTTACTGAAAAACTAATTGATTGTTTTGTAACAGGAACAGTACCAATTTATTGGGGGTGTCCTTCAATAGGTGATTTTTTTGACACTAACGGTATGATTATTTTTGACAATGTTGAGGAGTTAGTGGACATCATAAATAATTTATCTATAGATGACTATATAAAAAGACTAGAAAGTATTAAAAATAATTTTAATAAATCAAAAAAATATTTGTTGCCAGATGATATTATTTACAAAAAACTTACTTTAAAAATATAAAAAATATTATGAAAAATTTAAAAGATATTATAAACCTTGAGAAAGACAAAACATCATTTGTTTGTGGTTTAGGACCTTCTCTTTCGGACACTATAGGACATATTATAAAAGAAAGGAAAAATATAGTTTTAGTTTCTTGTAACGATATTGATTTGATAAGTGATTTACAACCTAACTATTGGGTTTGGGCGAATACACAACAAGTTGGTAGTTTAATTGATAGATTAAAAAGAATGCCCAACACATCACTTGTACATGCAGACTCAGTAGACTCAACACCTAGATGGTGGATTGAAAAAAATTTAGGAAATTTAAATTATGTGGGTTACGACCAAAGACACTTTAATAATAAAACGTGTTATAGTTGTTCGAACGGATGTCAAAATTTTATTAGTGATAGATTAACAATACAAGAAGAGTTACAAAAATTTACAGGTAATGTTGAGAAATATAGTGAGGGGGATACTGTTGCTGTACATATGTTAGCCCTATCTATATTATTGGGGTGTAAAAAAATATACGTATCAGGGGTAGATTTAGACTATAAAAAAGGTTATTTTGGTTCTTATATGACACCAATATCGGCAACGGAATTTGACTCAACTATACCTAATATGTTAAATGATTTTAGAATTATTAACGATAGTGCTAAAAAAATTGGCGTTGAGATAATAAACACCAGTGTAGAATCACGTCTAAGTGAAATTTTAAAAACTGAAAAAATATGAGTTCAATATTTAATCCTAATTATGTTCAAAAAACATATAAAGAAAATAAATCAGATTACCCAAAAAAGTTAGTTAACTATATTATAAAAAAATATAACATAAAAGAAGGAGATAAGATTTTAGATATCGGATGTGGTGATGGAGTAATAACAAAATGTTTTATTGAATGTGGTATAGATGCTTATGGAATGGACATATCAAATTCCTCAAAAGAAAACATACCGTCAAAAAAATTTAAATCTTATAATTTAAACGAAAAAAAATACCCATTTAAAGATGAAAAATTTGATTTTATTTTTTCAAAATCTGTTGTTGAGCATCTACAAAATCCGGATATTTTATTAGATGAATCATATAGAATGTTAAAAAAGGGAGGCGTATTAATTTGTATGGCTCCAAGTTGGAAACATTCATATAAGGAAGCCTTCTATATTGACCACACACATGTTACACCTTTTACTAGATATTCATTAGAAACCGCTTGTGACCTATCTGGGTTTGTTTCTGAGTGTGAATATTTTTATCAATTACCGTTAACGTGGAAATATCCATTTTTAAATATTTTTAGATACATCATTCAAAAATTACCTTTACCATACTCACCATTTGAAAAAGTATTATGGGGTAAAAAAACAAACAAGATTATTAGATTCTCAAAAGAAGCTATGTTAATTTGTAAAGCAGAAAAAAAATGATTGCCTTAATTTTAGCAAGGGGTGGTAGTAAGGGTATCCCAAAAAAAAACATAAAAGAATTAATCGGTAAACCTTTAATTGAATATGTTATTACTTCAGCTAAACAATCAAAGAAAATTAAAGACATATATGTTTCTTCCGATGACGAAGAGATAATTGAGATATCAAAAAATTTAGGGTGTAAAACCATCATGAGACCTTACGAATTATCAACTGACACATCTTTAGATATAGATTCTTTTAGACATTTTTGTAAATTACTAAACCATACGGAACCAATTATACATTTAAGAGCAACAACTCCTTTAGTAAATTCATTAGTTATTGATGATGCCATTGAAGTGTTTTTAAAAAATAAAAACAAAATAACAAGTCTTAGGTCCGCACATGAAACTTCAGAATCTGTATATAAATTTTATAAAAAAAATGGTGAGTTTTGGAGACCTATAGTTGATAACTTGGATACTAATTTACCCAGACAGAGTTATCCTAAAACATATTCACCTAACGGTTATGTTGATATAGTCAAACCTGAAATTTTTATGAACTCGGATAGTTTTTATGGGGATAGAATTTATTCATTTATTACCGATAAAACTTATGAAATTGACACTATTGATGATTTTAATTATATTGAGTATATCTTAAGTAAAAAAAATGTATAAGTTTCAGTTAACACCATTTAAATGTGATTTTGTAAAAACTCGTTATAGAAACATTACAACATCAATTCCATCACCACAATCATTAGATTATTTAAATGATTGTATCAAGTATGAGCCAAATTCAATGAATGACCAACTACCTGTTGTGTGGGACTCAGCATCAGACTATTCAATTTATGATATATCAGGTAATAAATGGATAGATTTTACCTCGTCAATATTTGTTGCAAATGTTGGTCACTCAAACCCAAAAGTAAAAGAGGCGATTATCTCTACAACTAATAAAAATTTATTAAACGCATATTATTACCCAACCAAAGAGAGGTCTGAATTTTCTAAACTATTAGTTGATATAACACCTAAAAATTTAGATAAAGTTTTATTTTTATCTACGGGTTCTGAGGCTGTTGAGTGTGCGATTAAAATGTCAATTAAACATACTGGTAAAAACAAAATCATTTCATTTAATAATGGTTATCATGGTAAAACTATGGGCTCTGCAATGGCGGGTGGTAAATTTAAATCACAAGAATGGATACCCGTTAAAACATACGTAACACATTTACCTTATCCTGATACCATAACATTAGAAAACGAAGGATTGTTACCTCAAGAACTTTTTGAAAAATATTTTAAAGATATTAATCCTTATGAGTATTCCGCAGTAATTATGGAACCTTACCAAGGATGGTCGGCAGAATTTGCATCAAAAGAATATGTTAAATTATTAAAAAAATGGTGTGAAGATAATAAAGTTTTATTAATAATTGACGAGATACAATCAGGGTTTGGTAGGACTGGTAAATTATTTGCTTATGAACATTTTGATGTAACTCCCGATATAATTGTTTGCGCTAAAGGTATATCATCATCATTACCATTATCTTGTGTTATAACTAATAATAAAATTGTTAACAACGATATGTCATACAACAGTACACACGGGGGTAACCCTGTTGCGGTTGCCGCGTCAAAAGCTTCTGTAGAATATCTTTTAGATAATGATTTGATTAACGAATCATATCGGAAAGGTAAGATAATGGAAACGGAATTATTAAAGTGGAAAGAAGAAATGCCTGATTATGTAAAAAAAATAAACTGTAAAGGATTATTGGCGGGGGTTTTCATCAAATCACCAAATGGAAATGACGTTGATTTTGTTGATATGATAATAGAAGTTGCAATGAGAAAAGGTTTATTATCAATTAGGACACAATCAGGAACATTAAAAATAGGTCCTCCATTAACTATTGATGATGATGCGTTAATTGAAGGTATCGGAGTTTTAAAAGAAAGTTTGATAGAATGTTTAGGCACGTTGGTATAGTCGTAAACGACTTGAATAAAATGTTATGGTTTTATCAAGATATAATTGGATTGGAAATTCTTTATGATAAAATAGAAGAGGGTCGGTTTTTAAACCATATACTTAATTCTGTTAATAAATCTCCAAGAATTATTAAATTGGGTTGGGAAAATAAAATTATAGTTGAATTACTTTATTTTGGAAGTTGTAAAATAAATAAAAAAAGTCTTTTTGAAAACGGGTACACTCATTTTGCATTAACTATAGATAATGTTAAAACTCTTTACGATAAGTTTATTGATAATAATTTACCTATCATTAATACGCCGACAATTTCTGATGAAAAAACGGTTAAAGTTTTTTTTGGTTCGGACCCAGAAAATAATATTATAGAATTTGTTGAGTTATTATGATAGTAGGAGTTTTACAAGGTCGTCTTAGTGAACCGGTCAATAAAAAAATGCAAGAGTTTCCACTTAACTGGAAATCCGAATTTAATGTTTTAAATCATATTGAGTTAAGTGGTATTGAGTGGTTAATAACCCCAAACGATAACTTAAATAATCCATTATTTATTGAATCTAATTTACCCACTAACATCTTATCGGTTTGTGTAGACACTATGGTTAATAATTCATTTTACAAAAATGAATTTATGAATCAAAATTTAGTACCTGTTTTAGATAAAATGGTAGAACTAAAATTGAATAAAATAGTAATACCACTTTTAGAAGATAGTTCAGTAGAAAATGTATATATCAGATATGAATTTTTAAAAAACATAATCCCAATATCTGAAAAATACCCATCAATTAATTTTTGTTTTGAATTTGAATGCATTAAAGAGATTGTGATGGATGTCGTAAATAAAAAAGACAATTTTTTTATTACCTATGATACCGGTAATTTCACCTCAACATATAAAGAAAAAATAGACCATGAAGAATTAATAAATTACTTCGGGTCAAAAATAAAAAATGTTCATTTTAAAGATAGAACTTTTAATGGTGAAACAAAACATTTTGGGTTAGGTGATACCAATTTTAAAACTGTAATTGATTCATTAAAAAATATTAATTACACTGATAACATCATATTGCAACTTGCAAGAGATGTAGATGGTGATGAAATAAATTACATAAAAAATACATACCAAAAAATCAAAA